TTTCCAATTTGCTTTCCCTATTTTCCTGTTTGAGTTTACCTTTTTCTAGGACCTAGCCTGTGACCCCTATAAATACTGGGTCTTAGGCTTATTGCTAGAATAAGGTGTCTTATTCAAAGAATAAGTTGGTGTTTTTCTAATTTGAATTGACCTTTTTCCAATTTGCTTTCCCTATTTTCCTGTTTGAGTTTACCTTTTTCTAGGACCTAGCCTGTGACCCCTATAAATACTGGGTCTTAGGCTTATTGCTAGAATAAGGTGTCTTATTCAAAGAATAGGTAGGAAATTTCTTAGCATTACTCCAAACTTTTCGACACTTACCCAAAACTTTTTCAATATCACGATCCATTTTCATATTGAGTAGAAAAATACTGTATGCCTATTCAGATATAAAATATCTTCTAAGCTTCCACATTTCATCCAGTTTCCGACAGCTTAGTGAGGTCCGAGAATCGAATCATTTCTGCTCGAGGTTCGACATGACAGAAGCTATTGCTAGCCCACCCACAGAAGGGTAGGATCTGCTCGAAGCCGATAACTCTAGCATACTCCAAGTTCACAGCGACCTCATAGACGATAGCAATCTTAACGGCTTCGTTGTCTGTCTTGACTCGCACTATATCCCCGGGTAAAAACTCGGGTATCTTTTTCCTCTTGAAGAGCTTGGCTAGAAGTTTTTTCATGGCTTCAATGTTCCTTCCTGAATCCTATTGATAAAGCTCTCTATCGCTCGCAGTTCATTCTCGCCAGGGATGTACCCGAAGGAGTCCTCGATACTCTGCTCCCACTGCTTCAGCATCTTCCTCAAGTCGTCGATTGTGTAGAGGCCTGAGTGTAAGGGGCTGAGCATCAAACTTGATTCTTCAAAGTCTAGCCGAAGGTCGACCTTTATTCTGTTGATGAGGTCTCGAGCTTTCTTCTCCTCGATAGGATTTAAAACACTGTCCTTCAAGGATTCTCGGACATCTTCAGCTCTCACATGTAGAGCAATATAAATCTCTTTCCAAGAGTCACGGTCTATCGTTAAGGTGTCCGAGAAGCAGTCACTTAGTTGCTGCTCGACTTTCTTAAGTACGTCCAGTTTCCCTGTAAAATAGCCCTTGTCGAACTCATGAACTGACAATCTTTTCAATGACATAAGGGCCTTTCGTCGCGTTTTAAAAGCCTCCACAATGGTACCGTTTTCTTCCTGTGTCAGATACAATTTGTATTCCATTGAAGCCTCCTAATTCTCTAAGTGTTTCGTTAAGTAGGTGTTCCATTCAGAGCATGCTATCTTATAGCAATCCTCGAATTGTCCAATACGATCCGACGTGAGCTCATGCGCCCGCTTCGCAATCCAGACATTCTTCTGGAGGTTCAAGTCTGGAAACGCAACAGTGCTTTTCTTCATCTCTCCATCGACGTTAGGTAGGGCCTCAGCGTACTGCTCGAAGTTCTCAGAGACAGACTGCTTCACCTTCGTCGAGTCGACTTTCTTCTCGACCTGGATGTCCTCCATAGCATTCGGGGGGGCTATAGGAATCTCGGGGACCTTCACCTTTCTTGATAGGTCGTGAACTGTCTTCTCTCCATTGGAATGAATCACCGTGAGAAGTCCTGTTTCCTTGTCAAATTTTGGGGTGGATCCAGCAGGTACCTTCACGCCTGGTTCTTCTCCATTCTTCACGATTTTTAGCTTGTTGGTTTTCGAGTCGATTGAGAAGGTTGCGGCCTGCCTTACCTTCTGCTCTCCTGTCTTAGGATCCCTCACGATAATTGTGTCATTACCTGCGTAGAAGTCAGGAAAAACTCGCTTCATATCCTGCTCGTTTTTGTCCTCGGTATCGTGGAGCGTCCACCATTCTCCTTGATATTGGGTGATGGCTGAATGCTTGCCTACGTCCTTCGTGCTGACATAAATTTCTAGGACATGAGGATTCGATCGGCGGACAGCGTAGAGTCTTCCCTTATCGATTTTGTGGTGGAGACAGGAGTCTGTAAACTCCTTCTCATTCACCACTTTCGTGATGGATTTACTCGGCTGTTTCTGCTCGACGACAGCGTCAGGGTGGAGCAGTTTGAACTTCTCAATGTCGATGTAAAGTTGAAGCTCTGGATCGTAGATTTTATTGGACTCAGAGTCGACTCTCTCGTTGTACTCTTGAATCGCTCCGTCGATTGTATCTGGGAATTGCTCGAGGGTCACTTCTTCCTTGCTTCCCTGTGTAATCTCTACCTCTCCAGACTTTCTATCCTGTTCCCAAGACGTGTCGATAATCATGTCCTTTCCTTCCTTAGGTTCCTCTTTATCTCGTTTGTTTACTACGTCCTTATTGACCCTCTCGCTGGACTTCTGAGGCTCTTTTTCACGTTCGCTACGTTTCTTCTCAACAGACTTCTTCTCGGCCTCTTTTGCCTCTTCCTTCACGTCGTCGATACAGCTCTGACAAACTGCGAAGGTAGACTCTTCCTCGTCGTCTGGATCGTCTAAGGTCTGGACGTTTTCCTGAGAGCCACAATATTCGCAGATGAGGCCTTCTGGATTGCTGGCCAAGTCATAAATGGTTCCATCCCCTAGATCCGATGGAACCTTCTCCTCATCTGAGGGGACATAAGCTCGAACGTGTTCTTTTTTTACAACGATTCTATCTCGTCCCCAAACTAAGGTGAGTGTGTCATCGCTCGCAAGAGATCCCACCCGATCGACTACTCCAACAAGGCCGATAAAGTTTTCTTCTGGTCCAGCGCAGATCTTGACTTTATCCCCTTTTTTCCATTCTTTTTGGTCTTCGAGTTCCTCCTGAAAATCTTCAGTTGCCCCTTCTTCGTTTCCTGTAGGTGTACTAACGCCTTCGCAGAAGTCCTCTATAGGACCGTCGTAGATTTCCAGCTCGTCTTCGCCCTCAGAATCTTCAATGGCTCCATTCAAATCTTCGGGACATTCTCGGGTCACATTCTCAATCTCTTCCTTGCTCGCTTTCCTGATACTGCTCTTGGGGAATCTAGCTGAGGAACTGTCTGCTTCACCTTCAATCATAAGTCCAGCGTTCACGGTTATAATATCGCCGTCGATAGCCTCCACGAATGTCGTGGCTCCAATGTAGTTTTTTGCTCCCTTCACAGTCGGCCCGTTGATGGTGACATAATCCTCTATTCCATACCCGAAATTATTATCGGGATCTTGGGTTACTTTTTCCTGGACGACAGTGTCTACAGGCTTCAAGCTTGTGAAAGGACACCAGACCTTTACTACTTTTTCTTGTCCTGTGTCTGGATCTTTTTCTCCAAACTCGACAAGGGCAGCTACATCGTCAGCGTTTTTGATTCTCGTGATTATCCCCTTCTTTCCTATCTCGTCGTTGAGTCCTCGAATGGAAGGACCTGTGATTTCGACCAACATTTCGAGTTCAAAATTCTTCTCTAATTCTTCAAGGTCCTGAGGGTCGAGAGCGTCAATGATTTCAAGGCTCGTAGCAGAGAACCACACAGGATCCTTTATTTCTAGGTCGTCAAGAACCACGAGAACAATGTGTTCGTCCTCATCGTCAACCAAGCTCACAAGACCTGTCTTCCCTATCAAATCCTCGCCTGCTAAACCTTTTCCTACAATCTCAACCTTGTCACCAACGCTAGCGAAAAGGTCCTCGTCAGTCTCCTCGACCTCATCGAGGCTCATTTTCTTGGGTGCGATAGCAGTAGAGTTCGCATAAACGGGGCCTGTATTCATAGCAAGACCTGGCTCCAAAAGCTTCAGAGATTCCTTCCTAAAGCAAGGCTCGACCATGGACTCAGTCGCCTCAAATCCCTCGACAGCGACCCAGTACATCCCCTTGAAAATGGAGACAACTTTCCCCTTCAATCCCTTGAAGTCCATGTCTGGAGAATCCACAGAATCCCCGATCACTTCTACAATGTCGTCTGTAAAAATTGCCTTGTCGAGAGGCTCAGATTTTTCCTCGAATTTCTCGAGCATGTCGGGGGTGAAGTCTCTCTCGTTTCCGTCGTCGAATTGGACAGAGAACTCGAGTTCGTCGTCTTCCCATTTCTCGACGATTTTGCCCACCTGCTCGAAATAGTGGTTTTCTTTTTTGTCGTGTTTCTTCTTGCAGCGGAACTTCCCGATCACTTTCACGGTGTCGCCTACCTTCAAGCTCTGGACTTTTTCATTTTTCTCTGGTAGTTCAACTGCGGCGTAGTAGGTCTTTTTTCCACCAGATTCGATGCAGTACAATTCGCCTTCGTCGTCTTCCTCGATGTCCGTGGTATCCTCGCATAGGACTCGAAGGTTTGATTTTTTTATCCTCTCAATGTCTATCGGATCGTCGTAGCTACCAAAATTCACGGTGAGGTTGTTTCTCTTGACGCCCTCGACTCGCCCTTTTCTTCCATTCATCGAATGCTCTGGCTTGTCGAAATAGACCAGGTCGCCTACCTCAGGTTCCTTGTCCACGAAGACATATCTCTCCTCTTGCTCTTTTTCTGGGCCTGAGAGAAAGGTGAGGTGTTTGCTGTCGAGTTCCATCTTCATGCAACCCCCATTTTCCTCAAAAAGACATGTATAACCGTATATTCCCCTGTCCTTAACTGTCGCTGTCTTACCGTTGAGCTTCTTGAACTTCGGATCGTCTGGGTTGTTGTATCTCACGATGTCCCCGATTTCGAGCTGTCTCTTGTCTTGCTCGACTTCCTCAAGATTGGCGACAATCACATGCTCGTTCGATGTGGTCACTCTCGCTACCATCCCACGGTATTCCTCACCGAAAAGATTGCCTGTGAAAAATTGAGGTTTTGGTGGTAGTCCCGGCTTTATGAACAGGGTAGGGAGTTGGTCCCTGTCAATTTCCTCTCGGACTAACAACTTACCGCCCCTCTCGATTTTGAATTCTACTGGGTCACATGTCTTCTTGATGGTCAGTTTCAAGGGCTCAAGATTCTCGATGGTCTCGATTTCTTCCTCTCCTTCAGTTGCAAGAATCCCCTCTTTTGCCCACTCTTCCTTGGTTTTCTTCACGGCTACATCTTGGTCGTCTGTCTTCGGATTCGCTAACTTTTTCCCCTTAGCCAGAAGTTCCTCTCGATTCGTCGCTGGAGGTAGGGGATTGTTCTTAGATTGCTCAAAAGGGGTCAAATTTGTCTTTTTAGGGCCTTTTTTCATCTTGGTGGTCAATTTACCTGCCCCAGGATAAATTTCGCCTCCTGGTCCAATTTCGAGGTTTTTTTGATATTCTGCCTCTTCTTGCTTCATCAGCTTGCCGAAGTCTCTTGCACCATGGGATTCTTCCTTATCCACCTCGATGAATCGATGTATTGTCGCCCAAGAATAGTCTGCGTCTCCCTTCAATGCTTCCGTGGCTACTCGAGCAACGTCTTTATTGTCCCACCCTTGCGCTAAAGCTTCCCGTCTGAAGTCTGCTAGCCATTTAATTGGATTGAGGATATTCTTGTCGATTTTAACGCGAACTTTTCGAGTGGACAGGTCTTCGAGTGTGTCCTTCAATTGTGGCTTGGTTCCACTTGTCTTGGTGCCCTCTTGACTGCTCCTTCGGACAGGAGTAAAATTGTCGGTGGTATCTATGGAGGAATCTTCGGTGTTTAAATTATCGGGGGTCGTGATGTCTTCGTCGGGTAGAAAAACGCCCGCTCTGTCCGATAAAGACTGGTTTTCAGCGTTCTTTTGGGATGCTATAGACTTGCTTTTCAGGAAGCTCTCAGTGTTATTGTTAGCGGCCAACGCCTTGTTCGCTCTCTCTAATTCTAGCGCGTTCTTCGCCTTGCGCTTCCTCTCTGTAGCCTTTAAGAACTCCTCTTCCCTCTGTTTAATGTTCTCCTCTGTCTCGTTTACTGCCTTAGCGGCTTCCAGTCTATTCTTAGTCCTGTTATATTGGCGGTTCGCATTGTGAACCTCCCTCTCAGCTACGGTCTTTACCTTCATCAGTCACCTCTTTAATTTTTTTATTCTGGTTAGAAAACGACTGGGAATCAACGCGATTTCCTAGAAATACAGTCGTCACGTTTTTGGATAGTGATAAATATAAAGGCAAGTGAGAGGGATGTCAAGACCTTTCTTAAAATTTTTTTGGAGGTCGATTTTAAAAAAATTACCCGTATAAACTGGATTTCTTGTAGGTTTATACAGTGTTTCTGTAGGTTTTTTAGGGAAGAGTAAGAGAAGGAAAACAGGGAGATGTTTAATATCAACGACTTATGAAAAGGTGTAAGATAACGTACCTTATGTTGCATTTGTGTCACGGCTTAAAATAGAGGAGATAATCCGATCAGCCTGTCCCTGTTCAAAAGATCTGTAGAAAGGGAGAAAAATTTCGTTCAATCGCTCTGTAACCCAGTATTTATAGGGATTCTGGAAACGAAAGACAGTGTTTATGCGGGTTTACAACGAGTGGAATCCTTAATGCAACAGGCATCTTGGGCAGATCAAAAAACCATATTTTCAGATTTTCCAAAAGTCGGATCTACCAGTTCAGGATCTATCAAGCTACAGTTCAGGATCTATCAAGTTACAGTCTGGGATCTATGAGTCTACCAGTCTAGCAAGACAGAGGCTATGATGGAAGGATAGACCGAGTGTCGATTTTATTTGAAGAGAAGTTGAACCGAGGATAGAATTATTTTCCAGTGTTCATAAAAAAGCTATCACGTCTCAAATCAATGGTAGCTTTTTCTTTTGTACTCCGTATTGCTCACTTCGTTCGCAACTTATTTTTAATTTTCCTAGAGAGATAGTTGGACAATGCAACATAAGTATGTTTATTTTTCGACTTGTATCTGGGAATCGAATTTTGGACTTTTCATTTTTATTTTTTTCAAAATTTTTGAAAGTCGTTATATACCAATGGTTTAAAATTTTGTATTTTTCTATTGACATTAAAATCTAACTTTGGTATTTTGGTATAATGGAGGAGAGAGAGAAAAGAGATCCATCTATAGCTCGCTTCGCTCGCGTGTGCTTCGCACACCTAGGGGTTTGATATTTTCTCTTTAAGAGATATTAGACATTTGTCAAAAGACCCAGATTCTGTCTACACAAAATTTTTACGCTGGATCCGATTGCTTGAATCCACAAACCAGTGAATCGATTAAAAAGCCCTGCTCCCCCGTTAGGGCTTTTTTTATTTGCTTTTTTCTTGAGAGTGTGGTACCCTTCTTGTCCAAATATAGTTGAAAAGCCTTTTGAAATCGTGGTATACTTATTCTGCATACACGCCTTTTCAGTAAGGAGGATAAAGGACAGGGGAAACTTAACTGCAACCTCGTGTCCTTTTTCTGCTTTGGGAGAATTTCATGGAGCTCTACAAGTATCACGGAAAAATTATAAAAGTCTACGACGGCGACACTGTTACAATGCAGGTAGATCTTGGCTTCAATGTCTCTGTCGTTGAGAAAATTAGATTGCATGGTATAAATGCTCCAGAGGTTCGAGGCATGGAGAAGGTGAAAGGAAAAGAGTCCAGAGACTACCTGAGAAGTTTAGTGTTGCATAAAAAAGTTTTCGTGCAAACCATTAAGGACAAAAAGGGAAAGTATGGCAGGTACCTTGGGATTCTCTACGTTCGGTACAACGATTATCTTCTGGACGTGAACAAGCACATGGTAAGCAAGGGATACGCTGAAGAAAAAGAGTATTGAAATAAATGGAGAAATAGTATAGAATGCTTTGGCTTTACATGGTTTTTTACGAGGATTGCCATTTAGAGATAATAGGGACCTGCTAGTCCCTATTTTTTTTGGAAAGTTCTTGACTCGAGGAGATATTGAGGTATCTTTTTTACTACAACAAAAACTCGATATTCTTTTCGGTACCTGATTGAGTCATCTCATTTCATCAGTCTTTAACGAGGTTGAAGCTATTTCCTTAAGACACTTAGTTTAGGTAAAATCCTTTCAACTCAATCAGGTACCGAAAAGAAATACTTCAAGCTAGTCTCCCACCTACTGTCTAGCCTCTGATCTGATTAAGTTAAAAAGAAACGATAATGCAACGAAAAGCCTACTTGCCGGTAGGCTTTTTTATTTTGTTCAGGAGGTGACGGTGAATAAAGTTCAACTAATGCAACAGATTTTTAAAGACAAGTTTCCTACCATTAAAGTTTTGGCCATACACACCGAGAAGTCTTATGCAGACGTAAACCCTCGAGGGGATGGTGTAGCTATCAGGGTTGAGGTTGATTTGGGTGTGAGCAAGGATGGTCTTACCGAGGATGATATTGTGAAGAAGGCCGCTATCATCGCCAGACTCTATGAGGTAATTCTTACTGAGTTTGGTGGCGGGTTCTTTCTCGATTTTGTTTAATGCAACAATAGTGTGCGAAGCACACGCCCCGAAGGGGCAGAGGATACTTATGTTTGATAACGCAAGAGAGGCTCTTAATTTTCTCAGTCCCCATGTCCGAAGTCTACCCTGCTGTGAGTTAGAGAAGGTCACCCTAAACCGCTTGAATGAGAGGGGGGATTGCATTCTAACTTTAACGATAACTGTGCTTTTCATGTCTTTAGATGACCATGACTACTATCGCTATAAGGTAGAACAAGTACAAGACCTGATTAAGGAAGTTGTTGGGTGCAGCCAGGTAGTCAACATCAGATTAGAGAGGAAGAATACTCCTAGCACGACTATGGTAGGAATGGCAGTTGGTTAAAAATTTTCTGCTTGACTTTCGATTTCATTCGGTATAGACTTTTCTTATTAAACCCTTAATTTAGAAAAAGATAGAACACAAGCCTATAACCTTTCAATCAATTGCCATCAACACCAGAAAGCTTTTAAAGCTTACCTTCTTCAGAAAAGCCTTGGCCATGAACCAAGGCTTTTTTATTTAAACTATCCAAAACCGTGACGCTATTATAAGGGGCGAAAGCGTATTGATTTTTTACGTTTGATGAATGAATCAGAAAATTTTATTAACTGGCTTGTTGTCGGTTAATTGTGTAGGGTGTCGGGGGTACTGTAGCAATATGTTACCAGACAGGTTCGAATCCTGTACCCTGCAATAGTAGTGAAACCAGAGACATTGCCTTGTTGTCGTACGCTGCAAGTCTCTGAGTTTTCTATGGGCTCAAGTCAAAAGCCCTGGTTCCATGTGTAAGCTTGCGTGTCTACCTAAAGCTCACTTTACTAGTAATGTGGGCACGAACATCCTCGCTTAGCTCAACTGGTAGAGCAATCGGTTCTAAACCGGTAGGTTGTGGGTTCAAGTCCCATCGTGAGGGCTAGATGGGCTTTACCCGCCCAGAGTAGGTCTTGGTATCGGGCCTGTCTGCTTGACGTAGTAGGAAAAGAAGTAGGACTAGGAGGATTAACGTCGCCGACTGGATTCTCTCAGATACCACCACATTGAGGTGGAGTTGTCTTTTGCGGTTTAGGTTTCGACAGGTGTCGAGCTCTTTGCTCGAGGGGTTCGATTCCCCGCTCCACTGAATTATTGTCGGTGTAGTTTAACGAGTAGAACTCTCGCGGAATGCCGAGGGGTGGAGGTGCGAGTCCTCCCACTGACTTTATGGTTGATAGGGTTTCCATGGGAATGGTTTATTAGCTGAGAACCCGCTAAGACCTTATCGACTACCATAATGGGCACATTGCCCAGAGGTGTAGGTTGAACGCCGTGACCCTGTGACGATAGGGCTAAAGGATCTCAAATGAGTTCAGTATATCTGTCTCGAGCTGATATACGCCAGATTCCATGCCGGTATAGCTCAACGGGTAGAGCAACTGTCTTGTAAACAGAGAATGAGGGTTCGAGTCCTTCTACTGGCTTTAGATATAGAGGAGAAACAACTGGTGTAGTTGACGTCGACTATGGGTTCGATTCCCATTACCTCTATTCAGGTGGATTTTAAGAAAACTCTTAGCTAGAGGCGGGTTAAATTCCTGCAGTCCATCTTAATTTATTGCGGCGGCGAGGTACTTAGCCTGGGGTAAAAGCCAGGGGCCGTACGGTAGCGGCTGATAAATGAGCGTAGCTATACGCTGGAATTTTTCCTGGGGTCAAGGGATTTCCTGGAGATGGACTTGACTATAAGGGATCTATTGAGAGTTCTACTCGGCGCAATGTAGAACAACTAGTTTTTATCAACTGTTGCTTCTTTTGTTTTTCTCCTGGTAAAGAAAGAAGGGGTTAGCAACAGTTGGTATTCTTCGGTCTTAGGTGTGGACTCAGTGGCGAATTGGGTCTTATCCGGTGGGCCGATACAGCGGGGTGGTGTAATGGCTAACATACTGGGTTCATAACCCAGAGACGTATAACGCTTAGTGTGGGTTCGAATCCCTCCCCCGCTTTTAGATTGGCTGTAGGTAGTTTAATATCAAAACGCACGCTCAATGGCGCGTCAATTCGAGTGTGAATTGTGGGTTAAACCCCCTCGCTATAGCCAACGTTTTACGGAGAGTTTATTGTCCTATCTGCTATCACGTTGCTAGATAGGCTACTGCATGGAGAGAGTTTAACGTGATGTCATCCATGTTTAAAGGTGAAATCCCTTTAACTCCGAACCTGAACAGGTCTGGATATAGGTAGATGCGAGGCCTCGTTATCTATCGACGGCGGTGAATCTTAACTGATGAAGCGTTTCGAGGTTCGATTCCTTGTCTAGTTCACTATTTTTTTGGCATGCCAGACACGAGAGGCTATTTATCTATGTTACGAGGCTTCTCAGGTAAGTTTTACGAGGGTACTCAATGTGGAAGGACTCGAACCTTCCTAGAAGTGAGACAACATAGAACCTTTGATATAAAACGATGGAGTGGTTTGATTCCCTCCTATGCCGTCAGATTGGTTTGAGAGGACATTTTTTTCTTGTGAAAAACTTGTTTAGGGTTGGATTTCTCTCAAGCCATCATGGGCAGGTAGCTCAGTAGTAGAGCTAGGGGCTGGCGAAAGCTGCCCCTGTAAAAGACCGCGAGCCTGTTAAACTCATTTGGTCTTATCTTCAGGAGTAACGTCCTGGGGTGCGGTAGTGCAATTCTACCCCTGCCCACTAATTTTTCCCAGATAGCTCAACTGGCAGAGCTGCCTTTGCGAAGAGGTGCAGAGTCTAATGAGGGATTCTCGATCAGCTTCTCTTAAAGACTTACCTTGAGGGCGTGCGACTCAAGGCGTTGATGGTTCGAGCCCATCTCTGGGAGTTATGTTTTTTTGGCGAGGTAGCTCATGGTGTAGAGCGTCTGGTGCACTTAACTGATCCAGGGAGGTGGAAGGTTCGAGTCCTTCCCTCGCCACCAAGCAACAATAGTTCGATTGACGTGAAACCTTGATCCCAATCCTAGGACGGGTAAACAGGAGACCCGATATACGAGCTTGCGCTAAAAGGAGGGTAGAGCGAACACTCTACCCCGCCCACTGGGAGTAGGACACAAAAGGATAGAGATTCGCTATAAATCTTTTTAATTAGAAAAATCGTTTATGTATTTGGGCTTGTGCCCATTCCTAGAGTCTCTATCCTTTTGTGTCTTACAGTCCTGTAGTGGTGGGCTTGGGATTTATACCGAGAGGTTTTCGGCTTTCGGTCCCTAATAATCCAGCCCCAAGCCCACCACTACAGGACTGTTTTGTGGAGGATGTTGTGGATTTTACAATAAACGTGAACATCGATCTCTCTGGAGTTAAAGAACTTCTCAAGGCTTTAACCATGGGCGTCTATCTCGCTTGTATCTGGTGGTCTTATAAGCTTTCTCTGAATGTTCTTGGTGACATATGGGTCTGTTTTGGTAGGGTCTGCTATCTGCTTGCAGGAAAGGACAATGAGAAGTGAGCAACGTTACCACTATCGTTATGTTGACTGCGCCTTTTGAATTCGGTATGGACGAGGTACAACATTGGCTTCAAGAGCATGAGGAGGGAGCTGAACTTGTCGAGGTTTCTGAGCAAGCTGGTGGAAATAAGGGGATGCAAGGCCATGTCTGGACAGGCGCCTTTAATTATTTTGGTACCAATGGATTTATAGAGATGCTGGAGCTTGTTGAGTTCAGGAAGCCTGAAGCTGTAAAACTATTGGTTAAAGAAGAACACGACGAGGTCTTCACGGATAAGACCCCCAAACTAACTTGGTCATTGACTAAACCTACACTTTTAGTTTATCCCACCAAGGAGGAGGCGACTGCTGCTGCAGCTGATATAAGGCCTTTGGTTAATAAACAGAAGTTTATAAGTTTTTCTTTTTTGTGGTATGACTTTTGGATAGGTTTCTACTACGACAGAGACAATCGTGCTGTCTATATCTGTCCACTACCTTGTTGCGTTATTAAGATAAAGTTAAGAGGAATGATACAATGCCAAAAGCGAAAAAAACAAGAATAGGTTGTGAATCTTGTAAATCTGATTTACCCTCAAAACTATACACGTATCCAGGTCCAGGGAAACAAGAGCCAGCTTTCTTTTGTGAGATATGCGCGGATAGCCACATAGGCGACTCTTACTTCTACCCTAGTCAGTATCAGGGTCAGGGCGCTATCCTAAGGACTATCGGGAAGATTGTAAACATTTTAATGCAACAAATTAAAGGCGAGGACTACTGGCTAATCACCTATCAATGGTGGAGAGGTTCGGGTGACTGGAACTTTTGCACAGAGCCTTTTAAGGGGACACTAGTTGAATGGTACAAGAAAGCGATGGAACAATCAGAGCGGTGGATACTTTTGTCAGCTCATCGTATTTCCAAAAAAGAATATGAACAGGCCTGGGAATTGGGGATGCTAACATCATGAGTAAAAGACGTTGCTCGAGATGCAGAAAGAAAGACTTTGATAAGGGACGAGCCTTCGATGGTCGAAGGGCCTATCGTTGTAAGCACTGTGGGCACGTTTGGACTGAGGGTAGACAGGGAAGGGCGCCTAGCTATTCAGAGCAGCGAGACTCTTTTCAGTTTGAGGATACTGGCGCCTCTAAGAAGTTTCGAGGTTGATATGGATCAGGAGGTTCAAAACGCTTACTCTGTCCTTAGACGTCGCGCTATGGAGGACGCCTTTCTAAATTTAGAATTTAAGAGCCTTCAAGAAACCTTACCGAAGAATAGCTTGAATAACAATTATTCTTCAGTCCTCTGTTTATGCGTGTTGAGAAAATACGATAATGTCGAATTGATGTATAGGATTATAAACGCCCCGGATGGTTTTAACTGGCGTGTTAAAATGATAGGTAAGGCTCGACTCTCAGACCATAGAGAGGACCTGGTCCACTATAGGGACGAAGAGGTTTCGAGCTACGCTGAACTACCTGACGAACTTTATCTCTAGGAGGAAACTTTGAGAAGCCTGGTCGACATTATCTCTGACGCTAAGAATGGTGGGTCACCGACAGAAGAAGAGCTCCTCTATGCTGTATGCGCCTTGGACTCCTTAATGATTTTTGACGGGTTAGCTATTAGGAGACTTGGCACCCTACCAGAAGAAAGACTTAAGGCTTTCGTGGAACGAGAAAATAAGGAGAGATTTGAGAGGGTTAAGAACGCGATGATTAAGTCTCCTAAGGAGTGGCTTGGATGGGAACACGACCCCAAGAATCCTAAGTGTTTGGAACGAAGAAAGGTGTCTCAAAAGATTTACAATAAAGTTTTGGAGGAAGTGAGCAAGCCCCCTGAGGAGAGGAAGCCACTTAGAAGAAGGAGACTAGACGGTGAAGATACCTAGGGAAAAACTATTAAGAATGGTGGCAGAATTCCTGCGTTCTTACTCGAATGAACTCGGTAACAACGTCTGTAACGACTGGGATTTTCCAGAGGATTGGACTGAAGAAGAGAGGGTTGCGCTTGTTAAGGAATATCACGATCGAAATGGAGATCCAGAGGAGTTCGATCCAGATTGTTTATTGCTATCCGACATGTGTGCAACTTGGATTCTAGCTGAGATATTAGACGAGGAGGCAGACGAGGAAGAGGAACGGGTGGACATCTCTTCTACGGTGAATAGAAAAGACCCACCAAGCTCGAGACAGTGGGTCACGAATCCCAATGGACTTTAGGAGGTCGCCTTGGTACACTTGTCCTTTCTGATTTTTTCTTTTTGTGTTTGGCTCCGTCGAAAAATTTTAGCAAGACGAGCGCGTGGATTTATTCTATTGCACCCAATGACTATAAAGCCTATACTGTGGTTAGGACGTGAACCAATAGAAAGGAGATTTGCGTGAGGCCTATTCGGTTTGTAATTTCTTGTGAGGTTGATGAGCAATTGAAGGGCCTCGAGGACGACCTCGGCTTAATGAAAGACATTGAAGAGCTTGGTGGTATTCTTACAAGAATAACGAGTTCTATTCAGTCGAAGAACTTGGCTGAGCTTGCTGAGAAAAAGAGAATTATTCACCTGAGGATAATGAAGAAGATCTCCCAGTTGGACAGGGTTCGCAGTGGGGAACTCTCTATTGAGGACATTAAGAAGGAGGAGAACATCCAGGCGATGAAAGACACTGCGATAGGTATAGGAAAGAAAGTTGATGACTGGGGGAAGAAAACTAGTGACCACCTGTCTGAGATGTTCGACGACATCTTTGGACCTTAATTTTTAAAAGGAAACCCGAATGAATAAAATTTTTGCAACGGATTTTGAACTAACCCCGATGGCAGATTCTGTCTATAGAACTAACTTAAAGCTAGATGGTGAGTGCATTGCTATGCTCTACTTGGTGGAGGGCTCTGCTGAAAATCTTAGAGACACTTTAGACAAGGCGCTTCCAAGCTATGAAATGGTTCAAACGAGGGAAGTCCACGAAGAGATTGAGGACGACGATAATTTTCCTGATAGGGTTCATGTTCTTGCAGCCTTAGACCATTTTCTAAAAGAGAGATACGACGGGGCAGAAATGCGTCTTATGCTGTGCCTTCTTCGCTACGGTCGGTTGACTGGTAGAGAAATAACTGAACGAGCTGGAACCAAGGCGGCTAACGTTTATGGTATCGCGAAGCGTTTGCCTCTTGTTGACATCTACGAGCCTGGCACCCTTGACGAGCTAGAAAGTGTCTACGACCTCAATCTTGATAAACTTTTCAATGAGGACTCCGAAGAGTAATGGGTAAGGAAATAATCATTGATTTTAATGACAAGGAGATCCTCGAAATGGATCTATTCCTTAAAGACGCTTCTTTGGACGTTACAGTGCGTTTTAAGGTTGACGATATACTTTTCCTCCTCGGACTTCTACATCAGCAAAAAACGACAGCTGAGAGCCTTAAACAGGGTAATCAAGTTTCTCTCGCTCCATATAAGGATGGATTGCCTGTTAGCGAAATTAACGAGGAAGTAATAGAGGATATGAATCAAACAATGATTAAGTCTGAGGGTTTGACCGCGAAGTTGAGGGATACCTTGGGCCAGCTAGAGACTGCTCTAATTAAGCAACTCGAAGACGTTTAACTCTTCTCCTTGAATTTTTCTACAGCTTCCCTCAATTCTTTTTCTGCCTCTCTTATTGTGGTGTTTTGAAACAGCTCATGTCTGAGGCGTATCCCCTTCATGATAGCTAGAGTTTCTATAGGATCGCAACCACATCTATCGGCGAGCTCCTCGAGAGTTTGTCCGTGGTTGGACAGAGCTTGTTCCTCGAAAGGTGCTATCATCTCCCAAGGTATCTCTTGAAGGAGTGAAGGGTCTTTGGACTCTTCGGTTGCCACTCCATACTGGATGGGGAAAGTTCTTGACATAGGTACTCCTATTTGCAGCTCGAGGGAGTTCAAGTCTTATTGTTTTTCTCTAGCTCTTTTGTTTGCTCTTGACGTTTTACGTTTGAGTTTAATTGTTTCCACTTCACAATCTTTTGTTTTAAGCTAAGTGGGTACCCATGCTCGTGGTCGTAGTGCTCGAAAGCTCTTGCTAGCCCTGGGTTGTTTCCGTGAGGATCGTTCAACATGCTCATCACTTGATTGAACACCATTCCTGGAGTTATCTGCTTTATGAGCGCGCAATATTCTTTTTTCTCCCTGTACCTTGCACCATCCCACCCTCTCTCCCAACGTTGATAACAAATAGGAATGCAGGGTTTACCACTTCCATTTTTCTTAGGTAGGATGTCTGGGTCCACGTCTCTCCAGTCTGTCTGAATGTAGAAGTGTGTAGGAACTTCCATGTTCCAGATCCTAGATATTACCTGGCCGCTAGTGGGCCCAAAAATACCAAGAGTCTTTTTCTTTAACGCTCCAGACAGATGATAGAAGCCACTATCTGGTGTGATCATTAGGTTCGTCGACATTATCTTTCCCACTACGTCGAACCAGGAGCCATTCACTACCATCTCACAATCGCTGTGAGAAATGGTGTCTCCCCATCTATAGCACACGTCGAAAATTACAACATGGATTCCTTCTCTTCGGAGCATCTTGATCAACTGGGCCCAGTTCTCGAATGGCCATTCTCTAGATCTACAAGTTGCCCCAACCTGGATCCCCACGATCCTGTCGTGTTGATTCATCATGTTTTCTGCAACTTGCAAGTCTTGTTCTAATGGAATTAGACGAGGCCTAGAGAGGGGGACATCTGCGTGTCTACACCATAGCTCTGTTCTTTCCTGGCAGACAATCCCCCCCGTTGCAGGCTCCTCAAGGTAAGCAGGACAGAACATGTCGTGAGACTCGTCGTATTCAATGCCTACATTAAGATGAGGGAAAACATCTTCATCGATTACGGCGTCTCTTGCCCTGCTTTGATTCTCACATCTGATATAACTGTCGAAGGCGTTCTTTGCTCTTGGTACCACAAGATCCGCTAAGTATCCGGGACCGAAGAAATGTACTCGAGCGTCTGGATATTTCTCTCTCAACCCTTGGAGTACCGCTAAGCATCTAACAACATCCCCCAGTCCACCGCTCTCTCGAACGGCTCGAACATACTTGAAGGGGACCTGGGGATCCCCTTCAACCATAGAGTCGAGCAAAATTTCCATTATTCGATTTCTAGCTCCGTTGGTTCTGAGTCTTCGTCTTTTGGACCGCAGCCGCAGGATTTTTCTGGGTCATCCTTGCAGCAACCTGAGTCTTCCTCGTCTTCTGTGATGGCCTCGAAGGTGTCGTTGATTTCAACTTCCTCTTCTTCGTCTGAAGCGACGGGCCTGTTCTCATACTTGTTCTGATTCCGTTCAGGGTTAATCCAGTCCTTTTGTTTCTCCTGTTTTTTCTCGATCTCTTTTCTTGTTTTTGGATCGATTCCCTTCCAGTCGTCATCGTCGTCGTAGGGATTTTTAGGAGGTTCTTTTAGGCTTGGATCAATTTGATCCTTAACCCAACTAGGGACGTCTTCGTCTTGCTCGGGCTCCATAGTTGCTGTGGCTGTACCATCTTCCCGGTAGGTTGTGGTCTCCCCTCCAGGCTGTTTAATCTTCATAGCCTGAGTGATTTGAGGAAGCTTCGCACCGTTACCACCTTTTCCTACTTCAGCTGTACTCTTGGGAAGAGCTGTAACGGCGTCGTAGGTGTACTTATTTTCTAGCTGCCAGGTTTGCACAGAATTATTAGGATTCTCCTGTCTTGGTCCCTGGTTTACTTTCTTCTTGTACGTTAGATTTTCTGGGGCAACATTCTCACCTACGGGGGTAGGGATTCTTTGCTGTTTAGAGAACTGGAGTTTTTCCTCGTCGCTCATTTCGGCAAGGAGATAGAACACAGGAAGCGTCTCCATTTCCTTAAAGAGACACTCTACAACAGAAGGTGCATAGATGTTGTCGTTGATTAGGGCAGAGTTAGCTCGGCATCCACCCCCACATAGATTTCTCCGCCAACAATCTGGGCAAGTCGTTCTATTGTAGAGTCTGTTGTCAAGCCATTTAGCTTGAAGGGTTGGGTCAATTCCTCCCTTGAAGAGGTTACCAATGAGAGAACCATGTTCTCTATGGCATGAGGAGATTGTACCACCGGGCCCGATAGAGATGTAGCCTTTTCCTGCGCCACATTCTGAAACACTGGGGATTCTATCGTAGATTCTTTGTAGCGGCACCTCGAAATGATGGAAGCTTGGACGTCTTCCCTTTCTCAGTTCTTCTAGGAACCAGTCAGCTGCTCGCCAGTATTCCCTCTCGAACATAGCTCGGAGCTCTTCGAGATTGAATGTGTCGAGGCTTACACTATTTGTTGAACAACTCTCACCAAGAGAAGCAGGCTCAACAGAAACATGGGAGCCGAGGCCGTCGTACATGAGACCATTTAGGAATTCTAAACACTCAACCAGGTCAACTCCTTTTTTGTCGAAGGTGGACCTCAGGGTGATAGGTACCTCTTTACCTGGGCGGTTTTTGTGGAAAGCTTCGGTGAGATACTCGAGTCCTCTCATTACGTCTCGCCAAGTTCCACCCCCTCCATGATAGGGTCTATTGTTGTTGTGGAAGCCTTCGGTACCATCAAGGGAGACAATAAAGGAAACGTTATTTTTGCTGAAGTATTCAGCCATCTCTCTTGTGACAAGTGTTGCATTAGTTGTGATGTGGAATTGATGACCGAGGCCATACTTCTTACCGCGCTCCTTCACGTCCTCCATGATCTTAAAGATGGTTTCCCAATTCATTAGAGGCTCACCACCAAAGAAACCAATGTTGTAGTTTTGTTTAGCGGTATGGGGCTGGTATTTGTCGATTGCTTTCTTCGCTACGTCTAGGTGGAGTCTGTTGTCGTGGTTCACATAGTGAGCTGTAACGAAGCAGTAGCCACAGTCTAAGTTGCAGGCGTGCGTACTCTGGAAGACAATCATTCTGAAGTCAGGTTGATTGAACATCTGATCGAAGAAGGGTTTTTGTCTCGACCCTATCTTGTTCAGGTCTGCTCGTTCGTAGGTTTTCTGGTCTACTTCCCAGAGTGACATTGAGTTCTCATCGTAAAGGATATATTTTCCTCGAAGCTTAAACTTTGCTATTCTGGGCTCCACGTGTAGCCACTTGATTTGATTGTGAATTACCTTATTGACGTTAAGGAGTTTCATTGTGTATCTCCAAAGATGGGGACAAGGGTTATTTCTCTTACTTCTGATAGTTCTGGATTGGGATCTTTCAGAGGAATACCATCAAGTAAGACCGCGAGATTCTTTTTTTTCTGTCCATCCCTTGCGAGTTCTACCACGCCTGGGTGGGTCTTGGGGTCCAATTCGAGGAGGCCTTCCTTTATCTCGCAGGTAGTGTCGATCAACATAGGAGCCTCGACAGCCTTCTGAAAAGAGTAGGGGATTCTCAGGCGAACGTTAGCCATTGTACCTCCAGTTTTCTAGATCAACTTCTTCCATCGTAAACTTGCCGTCTACCAATCGATAGCAAGCGAAACAGCCTATAGAATTCTGAGATCGAATAATGGGAATGTAGAGATAAGTGCTCCAGGGTTGCGCCGTTTTAGCGTCTTCTAGGAGAGCCTCCTCCACCTCCTTGTCCTCATCTTCAGAGACAAGGACAGATCGGAAGATACCTATTATATCCGCCTTTCGGTTCTTAGCGTGGTTCTCGACGTGGATGTAGGTTTCTTCGTCAATAATAAATTTTTGTTGTGGTTCTGGATGTAGGTTTCTCACTGAGTAGGGAAAGAGAAGTCTCTTGTCTTCCTCGAGAGTGTCCCCAAGCAGATAGCCACAGGCTACATTTGGGTAGTGCATGAGACATAGACCTGCAATGTCGTCGAGATGTTTCTGTTTTAAAAGTATCTTCACTTTCCTGACCTCGGTTCTGCGGAATCTAAAGCTTCAACGAATAACATGACTTGGTTCGTGTACTCTCTTGAAAAACTCTTTTCATCTGAGAAGGCGCTTTTCAACACCTTCATTTCATCTTCCTCGAATTCGATGAGGATTGGGGGGTGTTTTTTATCCCTCCAGTGTTCGTGCGTTATTTTGGTGGGGTGGAGCTCTGGAAACGCAACCTTGTATTTTTCTCCAGCTGCGTTTGTTTCATTCTGCCCTTTTATGAGAATGTAGTTATCGAGAGGGAGTACCTTTTTTTCTAGCTTCCCTAGAATGCGAATGAGTATCCTCATCTCTCCCACTTTAGTGTCTTCCGAATCCCTCTGTCTTAATATGTCTAAGGCAGCTCTAAACGCGAATATGTTCCCTTTTACTGCGTGCATTGTCACCTCTAAGAAATTTTTTTACTCTCCCCATTATAATAGCGTCACGATTTTGTGTAAAGTTTTTTACATGTCTAAAATTTTACACAGTGGTGAATCCAGAGAATCGAGACTCTTCATTGATGAGGTATTGCTCACACTGCGTCTCTGTCCTTTTGTTTACTGTATCGAGAACAGCGTCTGCGAAATAGGTGGTGTAGTGTGCGTCTTCGATGAGGTAGGTCTTTACGGGCTCGACTATTGCTTCCTCATTATCGTAGGAGGTTTGCGTCTTGTGGATTGTTGCCCGGAAAGACACGACTTGATCCTCTAGGTTTTGAGTTATCTCGCAGACCTTGACGTAAGAATTCGCATAGGTTTCCTGTGAGGGTGTTGTGATAGATCCTGTTATTGCCATGTTATCCTCTTAGACAAAAGCTACAGTGGAGACGGCTCCAGTAGCATCCATAAATTTTAAATCATTTCCATTTACAAACAAGACGCCCTTTCCACTAGCTCCAGCTGTAGGTTCTGTTGTGACGTCACCGAGGACGAGGCCTGGTCCATCCATAGACCCAAAGGTTGAAATAGTGGTACCAATAAAAATTTTGCAATTTCTTCCACTAGTGGAGGTATCCCCGAGTTGAAGGTCGTTTCTCTCACCTGTGAGCTTCATGATCTGACGCCTAGTAGATTGAACTGTGGTTCCCGTAGTCCCCACGTTGTAGGTGTGCCACTCGAAGTCACCTGGTGTTCCTGTGCCTGTTCCTGGACCTGTCGTCCATTCTAGGCCTACACCTATTCTATTGGTGAGCGTGCTGGCTGAAGTCCAACCATTGACTCTAACATCCCAGTTGTGCGGGTTGTTAGTGGTTTCTCCCTCCTCCCCGATTCTCACAGTGTCTGTCGTTCCTGACCGGGTTAAGTCCCAGGCCTTTCTTGCTAGAACTGTAAGCGCTATCCTATTCGCAGCGATCATGTACCAGCCGGTGTCTGTTTCGCCACCAATAGCTAGAGCAGGAGTTGACTCAGAGCCGAGGTCGTTTATCACGACGTGACCTTCTCGGTGAAGGGTCATCTTGACGGTAGTAGTTTGGGCAGCTGTTCCAGAAGCTCCAGCGTTTGGGGTTCTGAAGATAATGTCTCCTCGAGTGGTACTACTTCCAGTACCTGGACCGGATGTGATAACTGTATCCCCTCCGCCTCTGTTGTTTAGAGTGGAGGCGCTGAGAAATCCTGGGTTCCCTATGTAGGTTTCAGTGCTTGAATCTGTGGAGCCTTCTCCAACAATACCAGCGTAGAGATTGGACCTTCCAGCGAGGGAGCTGTAGAAATTATAAGTTCTTGTATCAATGTTTCTCCAAAAAGATCCGGTACCATTTGGGCCGATAGCAAGATGTCCCTCTCTATGTAAAACCATTTTGTTGGTGGAAGTTTGAGGAGTCATCCCAGAGGCTCCAGCGTCGGGGGTTATGAAAATGACGTCCCCTCCTGTGGTACTGCTTCCAGTACCTGGCCCCGCAGCTATCTTGGTGTCAGTTCCTACTCTATTGTTCGTGCTTGAATTCGCGATCCAGCCTGCAGACCCTAGAGTTGTGCTAAGCGCTGGAGAGGTTGCTCCTGTTCCTCTAGGACCAAGCTGTAGTGTAAAAGCAGTAGTCGAGCTTGTTCTTAGACTTGTAACAGTGCTGGATACAGGGAGTATTATCGTAGTTCCTGTAGTACCCACAGCAAGGGATCCGTCTCTCTTGAATCTTCCAACTTCCGTTGTAGTTTGTAGCGTGGTTCCTGAGCCTGTGGCCACTGCAACTTTTATTGCAACCTCCCCTCGAGAGGTACTACTACCGGTACCTGGGCCACCTTCTAAGATTGTGTCGATACCTGGTCGATTGTTTGAGGTAGAAGCAGCTCTCCAGCCAGAAGCAGCGAAGATCGCTTCAGTCCCTGCGGGGTTAGTGGTCCCCGTCCCAATTATTCCAAGATGAAATTTAGGAGATAGAGAGGTAGAGCTAGGCTTCATGTTTATCTCGCTCGCGCTAATGGCTCGCCAAGTATTGCTACCTCCGCCTGAGCCAGTTACAGTAATTTCGTTCGCTTTAAAATGAGTGTGAAGCGTACCTCCTAGCGTGATACCTATCTCAGAAGCAGCAGGCCAGTAGACACCTGTGTTGATTTCTCCCACCTTCCCTATACCAGGGTTTGAGCTGGTGCCAGCTGAAAAAAGAACCACGTCTCCTGCTGTAGTTGGGGATAGTTCCTTCGGTGTGGGTGTACTATTTCTTGACCAGAAGCCACCCCCACCTCCACCAGAGGTATCGACGTAGTTTTTTGTTGCTGCGTCAGATGCTGCTACAGGCTCCGCCACTGAGAGATTTGCTAGCGTTGTTCCATCAGCTCCAACGATTTGCATCTGGGACCCAGATTTTTTAACATGAGGGCCACCTTTAGATATTTGGAATCTATCTCTTGAGGTTCCCCCTACTTCTTCGAGAAGGACTGTCATGCTTTATTAACCTCTCTTTTTCTGTGTTTTCTCCAGGGTAACCAACCGAAGGCTCTAACCCCCCAATATCTGAGTCTTCCTCGAAGGGGGTGACCGAAGTCTATCATTGCATTTAGAAACCAAACATCGCACTCGAGTCTGGTTAGTTCTCCCTTGAAGTAAAGGTGGTCGTGTCCAACGCACGTGGGATTTTTTAGGGGTCCCCATCCGAATTCGTCTACGTAAGAACAGCCGTCGGATACCTCGTGATAGTTTGAGTCGTAGGCTTCCTCTATCACTCTTCTTACCTCTCTTCGGGGCTTCTCTCCCTCTGACATTTCTGAGAGAGCCTCCATCCAGAGTCTTACGACTTTACAAACTGTTAGGTTCTGACCTTGGTTTTCTGATTGGTGGTCTTTTATCTTGCAGCATATTTTAGATCTGAGTTTTCGCTTCATGATTTTACGCTCCTTCAGCGATGAAGATCGTTCCTGCTCCAGCGGTTGGTGTTGTTCCTGAGAAAGTGAGCTTCAATGTATCTGTTGCAGTCATGACCTTATAGGGTTGTCGGACATATAGTCCAGCAGTTTGTGGGTCTATGTCTCCTGTGTCTGCTACTTCTCCAAGGCTTCCAGTGAAACCTACTTGAAGGTTCGTTCCAGATGTAAAAGGTGTGGTTATCAGGATGACAACTCTTTCAAGAGTCTTTCCTGATGTGATTTCTTTGAGGTCTAAACTTGGTTCATTGCTAAAGTCAAAATCGACTCTCGAGTTTCCACCCACTGCACTTAAGTCTATTTCCCCCGCTGCAGCGTCGGGGGTTATAGTCACTGAGGAATCTGCAGAAACAAGGGTCACAGGGCCTGAGACTCCGTTGAATGTCGTGACTCCTTTTCGTTCTATTGCCATCCTCTTTACTCCTAGTTATCAACGAGTTGCATACTGTAGGATAGGGCTACAATATTGTTGCTGGTTGTTACTCCATCCGCCTCGAAAATTACGTCTGTTTTTTCAGTAAAAACTAGCGGAGGCTTGAAAGGCTTAATAGAGATTCCCTCAAATCCTGGGATTCTTCCTATGGTGAGTAGGGGTTTTCCAAAGAGTTTTCTCTTGATGATTAGTGTTGCGTCTTTTGACTTATTCACAGCGTACATGATGTTGTGAATAAGACCTTTCTTCCCTTGTGGTACCGTGAACATTGATTGAAATGCACAACCATCGTTTAGTGGAATCAAGCCCATCACCTTGCTGCTTGTGGTTTGAGTTATCGTTATATCTCCAGCGTTAATACCCCCTGTACCCACCTCTTCTACAGTGGCGTAGTACATTCTTAGGAAACTGCTTGTACTGGTAACAGGGGTGAGACCGTTCATAGTCACAGTCTCTTGAATGATTTTGTAGTTTGCGTCTAGTCCTGTGATTTTCACCTTTCTAGCGCCTGTCCCTGCTGCTGTATCTGCTGCGTTTGTACTTACTAGGTCTAACGTCTCTGCCCCAGTGGGTAGGGAAAAAATACCACTAGCGCTCCAGATGGTTTCGTCTGCTCCTGAGTCTATGTCTGGGTTGTAACCAAACATGGGGTAAGAGGCTTCTCCTGAGATCTTCCCGAGAGAGATGTCTGCGAAGTAGTCTCTTACAGGAGAGCTAAGATCTGCTGGTGGTGTGGGATTATGGTCTGATATTATTGAGGTAAACTCTGAATCCTCTGGACCTGTGAGGGCCCTATCCCAAACAAAGTTAATAACGTCGCCGAATACTGGACCATGGAACAAGGTCGCTGTGATCACAGTTGAAGCGTCTACAGCTTTCTTCAGGTTGTCGAAGTTGTAGCCGTTAGGAAAATCAGTTGAGAGGCTTTTTGTTACTATTACAGTCAATTGTTTTCTCCTTAGTTATCTACCAATATTAGATCGAAAGTGCAGGAGATTAGCCCGGTACCTAGCTCGGTGTAGAGTGCTCTTGCTTCTATATCTGTTTTCTCTGTGAATTTAGGCATAACCTTATAGGGAATATCTAGCGCAGGATCTCCTCTCCCAACTCCCTCGAATAGCTCGACTCTGAAGGGACCGGTCTCGTCCTTCGCGAGAAGTTTAACCGACGCGGTCCTCCAAAGACCCCGAGCGAATCTTATGCGTTGAAGGTATCCAGTTTTTCCCGTAGGTATTGTGTATAAGGCCATCCGACTCTTGTTGTCTCCCACTAAGACTTTAGCCCTAACCTTCGTTAGAGTTGGAGGAACTCCACCCACAGGGGTGTCGTCTTCGTAGACGTACACGTCGCCTAGATTGTCCGTGGTTCCTTTATTTACAACACTAAAGACTCTAGTCCAGGTTCCTGTGATAGCTGTCTTAGTTGTACCCGCTAGCGTTACGGTCGCAGTCTGAGGGGCTTTACTTGCGTCTAGTCCTGTGATTTCAAAGGACTGTGTGTCTGACGCGGAAGAGCTAGAAATGTATAGGGTAACTGCAGAAGCTGAATAAGTGTAGAAGCTGCCTATTTCAGTGAGAGTGGAGAACGCGAAGCTTGATACACTACTGTGGCCACCATTCACATTGACGTGGGATCTTCCTGACACGAGTCCTTTTGTTACCTCGAAGAATCTATCTTTTGTGTCGAGAGCTCCTCCTGATGGATTGGTCACTTCAAGCGGAGACCCAGAACTAATAGGAAGGGGAACCCCTCCTACTTTTCCCTCAACTTCTAGGGTTGAGTCGCTGCTTACTGGAACCGCTGTCGTAGATTCTCCTTTTACAGGAACAGCAACCGTAGAGGTACCTTTTACTGGAACCTCGGTTGTAGAGGCTCCCTTAACAGGGACTGAGGTTGTACCATCACCTTTTACTTCAACAGGACCTCCAGATGGACCCTCGACTTCTACAGGTTCAGTGAGGCCACCGCCTCCTCCGCCAGGATATTCAGTACCTTTCCCACCTCTAAATATAGCCATGGTATAACCTCCTTACACCCAGTATTCTCCATCGATGGTATCCGTTGCAGGACCAGCGACATAGACTTTAGAACCTGGTCGAAGAGCGATACCTCTTTCGTTGTAAACGTCCCCTTTTTCTAAGGTTACCACAGCGCCCGAGCCATCATATCTGTAGGTGATAACTTCAGGGGTCTTGCTCTTGAACGTAAGCCCTCGAATAACTCCTTTTGTAGGGAGGGGTAACTCAAGGTAAGTGGACGCACCGGCTAGGGCTAAAGTGAAAGTTCTTGCTCTTGTTCCTACTGACGACATTTGTATCTCCTAAACACTATTGACTAGCAGACTGACAAGTACACTGACACCCTGTAGTACAGTAAATTTCGCAACCTACACGGCAAGAAGTCATACAAGTTACTTCGCATGTGGACTCGCAGCCTGTAGTACATCGTGTCTCGCACTGGGCTTGACATGAGGTGTTACAACCGATGGTAATTTGTAGAGGACTCTGACAAGCTGAGTCGCATGGCCCCGGTGTGAAAGTTGGCATTATATTAAGCTTACCTGAAACACTAAAAAAACTAGATTAAATTTGTACTGCAGTCTGACAAGTACACTGACATAATTCTTCGCAGCCCCCAGACCTACAGGAACTCTGGCATGTAGCTTGACAATCACACTGACAACCCACAGTACAATAGGCTTCGCAGCCGACCTGACATCCAGTCTGGCAGAATGACTGGCATGCAACGACGCAAGCTTCTGTAGTACAGTCACACTCGCAGAAAGATTGACATTGTGTTGTGCATCCAGTAATCTGACAGGTAGTTGCGCAGAAGGATAGCTGAGCACCAGTAGTACAAGCACCACCCTGGCAACCTGTACCGTCACAAGCTCCGACGGATACCTCTACCTCAGATTGACATTCGCACTGGCACGTTGTCTGGCATCCTGTCTGGCATACAGTCTCAACGTTGGCTTGACAGTTGCACTGGCAGCCGATTTGACAGATTATTTCACATCCAGACTGACATCCTGTCTGGCAGAAACCTTGACACTCTACCTGACAACTAGTCTGGCACTCAGTTTGAAAACCTGTCTGACACGCTGTGAAGCATCCTGCTTGATTTGCAGCGGTACACATTCCCGTTGTTTCGTCTGTTGACTGACATGCGCAGGTACAACTTATCTGACATCCGCTTTGACACTGGCCTTCGCAGCCTAACTGACAATCGCATTGGCATCCTGTTTGACAAATTATTTCGCAGCCTGCTTGGCAACCCGTTTGACAAAAGGCTTGACAGACATGCGTACACTCCAGAACCTCCGCCGCTTCTTGGCAAGAGGTCTCACATGATTGCGTACAGTCAGTCTGGCAAGAGGTTTCGCAGGTGTAGCTTGTTTCAGTTCCATCGAATTGACAACAATCTTGGCAAGATCCTTCGCAGCCTCCTTGACAATTCATCTCACAACCAGAGGTGCATGAACCCTGGCATGAGCCTTGTTGACAGTCTGTAGTACAAGACATCTGGCAGGTCCCAGTCTGGCAAGCGTCCTGGCATGAGTTCTGGCAGGTGTTTTCGCAGCATGCTTGACAGCCAGTTGCTTCACAACCTACGGCCTCACATCCTCCAGCTTGGCAGGAAGCTTGACAGCCTGTAGCCTCACACGTACTCTGGCAAGCGCTAGCTTCACAAGCAGCCGTACAAGAAATCTGACAACCAGTTGCTTCGCAGGCAGCCTGACAACCAGAAGACTCACAAGAAATCTGACAGTCAACCTCGCAACTTGTAGTACAGCTAGAGACTTGACAATTTGTCTGGCAATCTAGTTGGCAATCTAGCTCACATGAGGAAGTACAACCGGTCTGACAATTTGTAGTGCAAAATCCTTGGCATCCAGTTTCGCAACCTGTGGCGCATGCTGTTTCTACTTGGTTCTGACAACCTGACTGACAATCGAATTCGCATCCTGTAGTACATCCTACTTCGCAGGAAAATTCACATGTGCTTTGACAATTTGTCTCACATCCGACAGTACATCCAGTAGAAGTACAGCCGGTCTGACAGGCAGTAGCTTCACAGCCCTGGCCCTGACAGCCGGTCTGACAGGCTCCCTGGCAGGATGTACCACAACCTCCAGTGTCTGGATCGTCTGGTGCAAGGGTTTGAACGAACTCAGTACAGGAAAGCTGGCAAGAAGAAACACAGGTCAACTCGCAGGCTTCCTGACATGCTGTTTCACAGGCGAAGTTGCAGCTTGTCTCTGGTGAACTCTGACAGGTAGCCTCGCAGGAAGTATCGCAACCTGTTTCTCCAAACAATTGGCAGCTTCCAGAGCAACCACCAAACTCAGTAGTCCTAGCTGTAATCTGAATTCGATCTATTTCATTGTTCTCTCCATGTCCAGGGGTTTGAATGATGTTGATTACCCGACCTTTCTTGGAGGTATAAAAGTCCGTGAAAGATAAGGTTAGCCAGTCTCCTCGCTCCACTTCTAGGGTGTTGAGGAATGTTTCAAAAGTGGCAAGCTCCACAGCGTCGGCCCACCTACCTAGCCAAAATATTGCAATTGCCTCAGCGCTCGATCGATTGTTGTGCACCCAGAAGAATAAGTCTCTAGGCCTTTCTCCATGTTCGGTTACAGAGCCTGTATTTCTTACCTCGAAGCTTTTCTCTTTTCCTTTATCCTTGTAGGTAATATCCAGGACGTTGTAGATCTGCTCGATGTCTTCTTGAGTTATATCGAGACCGTCGATAGCTCTTCCACTATCTGTTACTGTGGTTGTGCTGGTTCCAGCTGCATTTGTTAGATAAAGAAGTCTTGCGTCTCCAGCTTCAAAAATTAGGGAGAGCCTAGACTGAAAAGCGATGTCGTGAGCTAGTTCTATCCCTCGCCTTATCTCCTCGATTGTGAATCCAAGTTTTATATCTGACGTAGCCGTGACCGCGTCAGATATACTCGTAGTGTCCTTGTCTGTTACATCGGACCTCGTGAGGATGTCGTCGATTATATCTGCTGGATTATCCAGGTCCCTACCTCGAAGGCTTGCCAGAATCTCATCAGACGCGAAGGGGCTATTAGGTAAATTCTTAGGGTCGAAGGGCATGCTGATCGTTGTGATGTCGTGCCCTATGGTTCCCGTAAAGCTGGAGTCGCTGAGGTCTACTGTGTAGTAGTCTTTTGGGATCTTGATTATTGTGTTGAGGTCTTTTAACTTGCTGCTTACGTCGTCTCTTGCAAGAACTACAGAGGCAGCTATCTCGATGAAGTCTACAGAGTCAGACACCGCGTCGTTGATAGCCCACTTATATTCGGGCAGGTCCAAGTAGACTTCCTCTCCTGCTCCGTGTACTGCAGGCTTTCCGAATATCTCGAAGGGGGTACCAGCAGGGATCTCAGTATGCAGAACTCCTGGAGAAGTTCCCGGTACTAGAACGGGGGCGTCCATTCCATATACGTCGGGGGTTGTAAAGTTTGTTATCAGTCTCTCGGGAGTAGCTCCTGAAGGGAGGAAGAATCTGACGTGGTAACCAACCCAAGAGAAACCTGCAGGCACAAGGGAAGCGGTAAAGGTTAGAATGTTTGGAGACATCGAGTTCGTGGTACCAGATGCTACAACGAGTCCCCGGCCGTAGATGAAGAGCTTATTTCCCTCGAACTTACCTCGGATCAATTCTCTTCCGATAAAAATGTCTTTATTTACTCCTTGGGGGAAACATCGACCGTCAGTCACAACGGTTTCACTTCCAATCAATCCCAAGTCTATAGCAAGCGTGGTCTTCGGGCTGGCTACTACTTGAACGGCGCTGGATCTCTCTACATCTCCGTAGACGTAGGGGATAGTTTTTCCAATGTCTTCTTTCCGAATGTCAGGGAAATTTTCCTCTGAGGCTAGAGTACCAAGTCGCTTCGAGTAAAATGTTTCAGTGCTCTCTAGGCTTATGCGAAGCTGTCTTGGCTCTCCCTCACTCCACTCAGCTTTCCCTACCACACCTTTAAACAGGACAGTGAGATCGGACAAGCCGAGGCCGATAAAGAACTGATAAAGGATTGCAGGTTTTCCCTGGCTTATTTGGTCTCTAAAGACATCATCTAAAAGACCAAGGTCGTCGTCTTCCATTGTGAACGAGTATTCAGAAACCTCTCCTCTATCTTCGGAGATGGATTGAGAATAATCTCCCCAATCGATAACGGTACCAGCTGCAGTTACTGGAGTTGTCAGAGGCCTATCAGAGTAGTATTTTGTACCAAGAGCACCGCCGAAATCTATTCTCACGATGTTGATTGGGGAGACTTCTTTCGTCTTCCCCTTCTCTGTTGTTACCAATCCGGTTAGTGATCTCAACTCACAATCTCCAATTCTATTTCAAGGGAAAAGACAGCTTCTTTTCTAGTGGTCGTTGGAAAGGTACAGCCGGGGGCCCCCGTGACTGTGTATGTGCCTGTTGTGGATACCTGGTCGTCTACCTCTGTCCAGGGTAGCGCGTCGACCAGGAAGAAGCAAGTCCTTGACACTCCGTGGTGGTCAATGAAAGTAAAGTCTGTTGAGGGTCCGTCCATGGTATCGAAGAATGAGTCAAGCTCTTCCTTTTCTGCTTCTCTTAAGTCTGTCCACCCTATCCTGAGCCTCTTGTAGTTTGCCCCCTTAGAGTATCTGTAGGGGGTACCTCCAGCAGCTCTACCCAGACCATGTCTCCTCACGTTTTCTTCAACGTTAAAGAGGGATGGATTCTGAAGTTCAAGAGTTCCAAAAGTTACAGACATTTACTTACTCCTAGGGAACTACCCTCAGTATAATATTCGCGCCCACAATAAGGATAAAAATATTGAGTTCAAAAATCAACCCAAAAAGGATACCAATCCAACAAGACATACAGAAGAAGCAGCTGAAGAGGGCGTCCAGGGAGTAGAGATTTTTGTTTCGAAAAAAGATTCGAGCGCCTTCAGTGATCTGCTCCTTCGTTATTATTCTTGTAGTAAGGTACACTGCACATATAATGCTAAGGTATCCAGTGTAGTTAGGCTCACAGATCCAGCTCATGATTTTCTCCGTCAAACCACAAAATAATTTTGTCTCTCTGCTCTGCCTTGAGCTTTTCTCTTAGCGAGGAGCTTTCCTTGATGACCTCAAAAACTTTCTTTGATTCCTCTTCTGATAGCCTACCACAACAAGGGAATCTCCCATTATTTTTCTGGGTGAATTCTTCACGAATCTCGGATAGTTCCTCATAGTTTTTTACCCAACCTCTTACAATGCTGGTTGTGACATGATGGGGTTTAAATCGTACCATTGTTTGCAATTCCTGTTCCTTGTTTTGTTCGATTCGATCCTGTGCTTCTCTGACTGTCGAATTTTCTATCAAGCTGTTTCTTAATTTCGTTCGTTGCCTCTCTAATCTCCTGACGGTCTAGCTTCTGCTTTATGTCGAAGTTTACAGTGAGATCAACATTCTGTATTTTTGCATCTCCACTTTTTGGACCAGAGACCTGCATAGCCTCTGGAGGTAACCCCTCGCCGCCAGGGAAAACAGGTCGAGCTCTTGGGGAGGCTACAGCGGGTTCTTGTGGAGGAGCAGCCGGGACCCCTAAGGGAGCGCCTGCAAGTTGAGCAGTATTCCCCGTCGCGGGGGTACGTTCCGCAGCGACTCTCATCAGGTCTTTTAGCCTGTCTATTTGTTGTTGAGCTGCTTCACTGTCTACCAAAAACTTGAGTTTTATTGTTGCTTCTTCCTGAAGTTGTTTGAGGCTTTGAGACATCTCCATAATGTGTCTTTTATTTTGTTCTACTAGATCTTTTTGAGCATTTTGCTCCGACTGAAAGGCTCCCTCGATTAACGTCTGAGTTTTCTTAAATCCTTGCAGCGCTCGCTTTCTCTCTTCCTCTGGTGCGTCTTGACTGCTAGCTATATCCTCGAACTGGGCTTGAGCTTTTTCCGCGAGTCTTCTCGCTTCCTCGAAATCCCCTCTACCAAGAGCTTGCTTAGCTCGTGTCTCGAAGGTGTCTGCGATACCAAACTTCTGGATCCTCTTTCCAGCTTCAGTGAGGCCAGACATTGTGATAGCCCAGAGTCTCTCTTCAAAAGACTCGGCTTGTCTAGCTCTCTGAACTGTAAGAGATCTTAGTTTTTCCTCAGCTTTTTCTTTTGCAGACACTTGAATCTTCAAGGCTTTGAGGAACCCATCTGTTTCTATTTTGAATTGACGTTCAGTCCATCGAACAGTCTCCTCCACTTGCTTTCTAACAGCTAGTTCCTTTGCAAACTGAGCATCGCTCTCTTCCTTCATTGCTTTATTGAAGAATTGTTGTCGGTCCCGAACATCCTTGTTGATTTCTTGAGTTCCCTTTTTTGACTCGTCTGCTGCCGACTTGGACATTTTCTTGTTGAGTCCTAAGATTATACCAATACTCTTACCATTGTCCTCCGCTTGTTTTATGAGCTCATCACCTAACTTATTGAAGTAGTTGTCCTTCCAATCCTTAGCGAGTTCTTTTGTTGCTGCCTCTATTTCCTTCTTGTTTTTCTTAGTATTATTCTTAAATTTCTCTGAAAGATCGTCTAGGCTCTTCTCAACTTTCTCTAAGGAATCTACAGCCTTTTTAGCTAGACCAGAAGGATCGATGAAATCTGCAGCCTCAGCGAGACTTCGCATTGCCCCCACCATCCCGTTGATAGTAGCTACAATGGACTCGGCGACTACGTTGAATCCTTGTTTCATTCCCTCCCACACGATAGTTGCAGTGGCTCCCATCTTCTTTATAGCTTGAACAAAGCCGCCTATTCCTTTTGACAATCCTCCAAGTCCTGCTCGAAATACTGCAGCGAAGGTGTTCCAAGCTGCTGCTAATAGGTTGAAAGTGTGGACTAAAATCTTTGTTTGTTTAATAAACTTGAGGAAAACCTGGACTGCTCCTCCAAAGTTCCTAACAATGGCTGTGATCGCGGGTCCCAAGTCTTTGGTTATACCAATAGCTAGGGCTGATATAGCAGACTTTTGCTTGGCTATCTCAAATCCCATGGTATTGGTCATAACTGCGAAAGCTTCCTCCATTGAGGTAGCACCCCTAGTAAATTCATCGATATTTCTTGTTAATATATCAAGACCTTCTTTACTGGAGAGGGCGGCTATAGCGTTGGTCGCTCTAATGTTAGGAAATAGTCTACCTAACACAGCGATCGAAGTCTTCCCTGTGGCATTCAAGTCTTGGAGTGCACCAACTAGTCCTCTCTTCTCTAGCTTCCTTGCAGACAGCTCGAAGCCTATTTCCTCCGCGGCTTTTATGGAGTCCTGCGTAGGTTTAATGAAGGCACTGATAGCAGCCCGCAACTCTGTGATCGCGATTTCTGTAGGCTTTCCTAACTGAGTTAAGGCAGCTAGGGCGGAACCCCAGTCCTCCATCTCTATCTTGGCTGCCCGCGCAGTAGATACAAACCTCCGATAGTATTAGCAAGTTCGGGGAGAGTTGTTACACCAAATTTTACGATGTTAAAAAAGTTATTCGCGGCTCTTCCAGACTCGTCTAGTGTTAGTCCGTAGGAGTTCATCACAGAGATCATAGCTCGAGCGGTGGACTCCACAGTTGCTCTACCTGCTACAGAGGCTTTGATAACTGTCTCTGTGAAAGCGTTCATGTCGCCTGTAGCATTTAAAGCACCAGCGGAGATCTCTTGATAGAGGGCTTGTGCGATTTCGACTGGGGGCTTTCCTAGCTTTTGAGCAAGGCCGAGGACATCATTGCCAAACTTCTCAATTGTGGCGGCCGACTCCCTCGCAATCAATGAGTTTACCGCGGCCATTTCTTGCTCGAAGGTAAGGCCAATCTGAAGAGATTGCTTGAGCATGCTCGAGATCTTACCTGTAAGCTGTGTTACAGAGATACCCACAGCAGTCCAAGCACCTGTCATAAAGGAGGAAGTTTTCTGCGTAACCTCTTGGGCTTTCTTCATCTCCTTCTGAAAGACTCTCGTGTCTAAAACCATTTTGGCTTCTAGGGCTTGTGATATTGTGGTCATCTTTTAATTGAACCTACAGCAGCGGCCTCGCAGAGTTGGCCTAGTTCCTTCATCTCCTGCGCCTGCCTTATCTGCTCGAAGGTCAGGAGCTTCACTTGCTCAGCTCTACTCAGTTCGTAAAACTCTTTTGGTAGCATGCTGAATCTTGCACACGTACAGTAGATCATGTACTCGGTAGAAAGGTCTTTGTCCTTGGGAATGACTTTATCGACTGTGTTCTTTCTACTCTCATACGGATCTACTCGTCGGATAAAAAAAGGTTTTTTGCCTCCTCTATCTCTTGCCCTGATAGCATGGAAACTCTAGTAACAGCAGAGATTAACTCAGCAAGTTCTCCCATAGAAAGACCGAAGTCTTTGAATTCTTCTTCGATGGCCTCGTAGAACTCAGCGGGGGTCTTGAAGTCTTCTCTCTTATTTTTCCACTCGATGTTGTTTTCCTTGAGAGATTCAACAACCATGGCTATCGTCTGAAGTCTACTCGCTCTGTTTTCTGCTTTTACGAAGTCAGGATCCTTGTCGTCAATTAGTGGGATGGGGGCTTTAGTGACTGGGTCTCTTATGACCTTATCAGAAACCTTGTCTCTCATATAGCCTTTCTGTGGAGGCTTAGGGACTGGGATCTCTTCTGCCATCTTTTCCCAATAGCCAAGGGGGGCGGCTGTTAGTATCAGTTCAAGGTTGTCTGGTTCGTATCCCATCTCTCCTGTAGTGGGGCACTTCACTTCTTTTTTTCTTCGCAAGATAAAAGTCTCTTGCTTTCTTCCAATTGATTCGCGTCCGTTAATTTTCATTTATCACCTCTAAAATCTGGGGAGAAAAAGGTAAAAATTTAGAGAGTTACTTTCGTGACGTCTGCCTCTTTAACGTAGGCCACACCCTCGACGGCTACAGTGTTGAACTCGTCACCTTCAGAGAAGTTTAGATTGGTATGATAGAACTTTCTGAAAGTCATTCGCTCAGACTCTTCGCCTGGACAGGGGGATTTCACGTCGAATTGTAACGTGTTGGTAATGATGTCAGTACAAGAGTCGGCACTTGTGGAAGTCCACGAAGAGGCTTTCCCTATGTGTTTCAAGGCTTCCCTGAAGGAAGGGCCTGGATCTGACGTTTGAGACAGAAGCTCTACATACTTCAAGGTGAAGCTGATACCCACGGGCTCATCATCTCCCTCTCTGAAGTGACTTAGCTTTCCTCTGTCTAAGATGTTGGTGACGTTCTGAACTTCGGTGAACTCCAGATCCCCTTCCTCAAAAATAAATTCAAATTCTTTTGGAGTGGGAGAAGTTCCGTCAAGTAGCTTCAGGATGCCGTCACGCATGTTTTTGGTGACTTTATCGGCCATCTTGTATATTTTCTCCTAAAAAAAGAAATAGGGCTTAAAACGTAAATTTGACCCCTTAAATTACAATAGAGCCAATTTGAAAACTGAACACTTTACAACGTCAGCTGTAGCGGCATCAACTTCGATGTCTCCACCATCTTTGTTGTAAGGACTGGAAGGGAAAGGTCCAACGATTCTTTCTTCTCCGATTCCCATTGTGATGGTTCTGTCTGCAATGGCTAACCCGTCCGCGGTAAAATCTGTCTTTATTGTCACAACCACAGTAGCTGTGTGGGTGTTGTTCAAAAGCAAGAACTCAACGTTGTTATTTTTGAAGCTCACACCGTCAGCTGGAATGGCTGTAGCGGTGGGGACCACACCATCTCTCGAACTTTCTTGAGTAGTTAAGGCAACACGAGCCATAAGTTATTCTCCTAAAAGGTTTAATGTAGCATAGCCTCAACTCGTACTGTCGCGGTTTCAAGAGACTCCACGTCAGCGCCTCGAGCTGAGCCTTCGCTTGTGTTATGGAAAGCGACCACCGCTTCCTCGAATCTCATCAAGATACCTTTACCTTGAAGTCTTAGATCTTTCTGATCGAAGAGGTTCTTTACCTTGTTTGCAATCTCTTGTATCTCTGTCAGGTTGTCTCCATACTTGTGGAATATCTGAACGTTGAGCACAAGCTTGGTCAACGGGTGGCTTCCTCTTCGGTCTTTTCTTCTCTGAGCAGGGGGCTTGTCTTCCGCGAGTATGGGAACGATCCAGGCCTCGTGCTTATCCGTGTCGAAGTGCATGCCAGTAAATCGAATAGCCGTGAGGGAATAGTTCGTCTTAAGATGGTTGTTGATTGTGTTAGTAATTGTTTTGAAGTCCCTACTCACTCTACGATCCTATCTGGTAATTTTTCAGCTATGGCCCTCATGATCCTAGTCATTCGTCTCATAGCTGGTCTCAATATTCCTACCCTATTCTGAGGTGACCAACCAAACTCAAGCTGGACAATATAGGGTACACTGTTCACAATAACTATTTCTCTCTTCTTGACCTTTATTGACCCTTCTGCCTTACCTTTTTTCTTCTTCGCTCTTCCATTCGGAACACCTAGTTTTCTTGAAGCAGGAAGCCAACCAGCTCTAGCTCTACCCTCGTCGACTGGAGTTGCTGGAATTACTTGCTCGAGTAGTGCCGCTGCGAGCTCTCTTAAAAATCTCTCTCCTTCTTCGTTGTCCATCTTGTTCGCTATCTTCTGTAGCTGCCTGTTAAAGTTCTCGTGCAGTAACACGAAATTAGTTGGAGACTTCGCCATCAGTCTGCGTCCACTTTCTGAGCGTGTACCTTATACTCTACCTCGTCGCTTGTAATATCGTAGCCAAACACTTCGTATTTCACACCGTTGAACATGATAAAATCCCCTGTCCTTGGCTCAACTGGAAGACCAATCAGTGGGCTGTCTGTTGGAAGGGCTACCGCGTAGTGGAAGGTCTTCGACCCAAGGACCACCTTAGACTCAAGCATGTCGTTCTCAGTAGGTTTGTAGGCTGTTATGATACCATTAAGAGAGTAGACTGTTTCTGAGTAGGTTATGCCTCCAGTGTCTCCTATGGTGGGATCTCCTCCTCTGGTGTGGTATTCAGTACGAGAGGGCATAAAGCAGTCGGCATTCTCATCTTTTAACAACATCTCGAAGTCTTCTTTTATAGAATCCCTCATCGTGCTTGTGGGTATGGGTGAAGGTCTAGCCATTTATATCTCCAGAGATGGGTCGATGTAAACCTGAGTGTATTCGTAGGGACATCGACCGAGTGCTTCGTCAATATCCTTCAACATCTGTCTAAGTTCCTTTAGGTATCCGTTCCAATCAAACTTTCTTCCATCGATGTCGTAACTAGGCTTTGGAGATTTTATGGTTTCCTTTAGCGTTGCTATCAGTGTTGTCCTGAGACTTTCCAACTCGGTGTCGGCCATGGTCCTCTCCATAAAAAAAGCCTATAAGAAATTCGTGGTTCTTATAGGCTTACCAAGTTTCGATAAAAAAGATATTAACCAACAGCGGGGGCATGTGCAAGGTTGATTAAAACAGGGAGTGTCGCGAAGAGCATAGCTTTTTGATCTTTCTTAAGCCATCGCATGTACCCTTGTTGCTGTGCTTCGTCAACCGCGGCTTTAATACCAGCAACGACGAAATCTCTCTTACCTTTTCCGTCTTTTTCCTTGAGGTTTTTCACAACTTCCATGGCATCTGCTAGGGTTTCTCCAATTGCCTCGAGGTAGTCGCCTTCCTTCCAGTTTTGGATAGCATTGTAGTAGATGTCCTTAATGTGTTCTACTTCATTTCCCACGATTATATCCTCCGTAGTTATTGTCTGGGGTTGGGGGTCGACGTAGGCATCCACAGCCTTTTCGACCAGTTCGTCAACAACAGGGGGTCGATCTCTTCACATGAGACCTAAGGCCATAGTGGCCGCAGTTTTCACCCCGAATTTTAGAGCTGCAGTTGTTTGGTCCTTGATCCATCTTTCTGTCTCGTCGATTGCGTCGAACTTTAACTCCTCAACTCGACCTTCCATCTCTGACTCGATCATGTCCAAGTTTCCTTGGTAGAGTTGTTGTTCAGCAACATTGTCGTCGATGACAGCTTGCCTTAAACCTTCAACGTTTCGAGCTTGATCTTCAGACAGAGTGTCTGCCCAAGCTTCCGCTGCTTCTACGTTCTCAACGACTTTACCAACGACAGAGAGAATGTCTTCCTTGAACCTAGCTTTTAGAGTATCGAATTGGTCACTCATTATTTTTGAGCCTTTCCTGAAATACGATCGAGACCTTTCTGTCTAGTACGATCTAGGTTTTCCGCCTGCCTGTTTCTTGTGTTCCGAGTGATGTCTTTTGCGGCTTGAGACACAGGCTTATCGAAGTTGGGCTTTCCTGTGTAAGGTCCCTTCTCTGGGTCACCTTCTACTTTTTCACGTTGGAAGTATATGGGATTCCAGTTGTCGTTGATCTGACGTTTGTAGTCTTTAATCACTGGCTTAGAATATTTGTCAACCGCTTTTACGTAGGCCTCGTCTAGTCCACCGCAACCAGTAAGCGCGTAGAATCCTAGATAAACAACAGGCCAGATGAGTGCAAAAGAAGATACAGCTTTTTGTCTCATGGGTAGCTCCTTCCATTCTTCTTTAAAGGATTTCTTTTGGTTTTGTTCCGTCACGTGTCACCCCTCCTTTTTAAAAAATCTGGTTTGTCCTTTCGTTACCTTGTCTGTTTTCTTTTGGACCTCCTTAAACACTGTGTCAGCCCTTTCTTTTGGTAACTCCTTTTGAAGGGCCCTAATAAACTGCTGAGTGAGTTCATCATTTTTCTTCTTCTCAGCGACGACTAGTTTAATTAAGCCTGCGAAAACGATAAGAATCAGGAGGCTTAGAACTCCAAAAGCAGTTTCACCAAGTTGAAAGGACTGCAATAGAAAAATCATCTTAAGCCTCCTGTTTAGAATGAGAAAAAATAGGTTGCAGTATATAGCTTACCACAACCTAGGATCTTACAGATGAGAGAACTCTCATTTTTATGCAAGACTCTTAGCGACGTACTTGTCATCTTTCGCATAAATTCCACCGATGTAGCGGACTTTAAACTCAGCGACAACGTCTTTCTCAAACGAGTTAATGTTCCCTTCCTTATTCCGTAGAACTTGGATAGGCCATAGCTCTTTCCAAACAAATTGCTTCTTGAAGTCACCTAACCAGTAGTTAGATTTTGCAATCGAGCTAGAGGTACCAGCTGCTTCTTGAATTGCATGGATAAGAGGAGAGCTCACGATTTCGTAAGCACCTTGAACAGGGTTCGCGCTAACAGTTTCGCGTTTAGTAGTAGCACCAGCGCTGTCTTCTTTCTCTCGAATCTCAGTCGCGTTGATGATATTTTTCGCGGTCATCTTCAGAGCTTGAGGAACTAGAAGAATCTTAGGGGTGATGATAATCTGTTCCCCTTGTTCGTCTACAGTGTCCGCTAGAGAGTTCTCAATAGCTTCCAAGTTCTTCCAGTCTGAAAGCGCATTACTTGGGACGTGCTGAGGCGTACCAGATGAATAGAGAGAAGTGCCTGCATCTGAAGGGAAGTAAGAGGTATCAACACCTAGTACCGCTCTTAAGATTGTTTTCTCTCGGTCGAGTCTAGCGTCCTCTCCGATTTGATCTGCTTGCTCTAAGATGGTTCCAGTGTTGTCGTAAAAGATAGCTTCTTCTGTGATGGGAAGAATAACACCTTTTTTGAAGACTTCACCAGTACCAACAAACTTGTGGCCCATTCCAACTTGTTCGTAGGGCTGTCCCTCTAAAACGGTTTTAACGCCGTCTCCAGGAGACCATCCAGCGACTTTCTCATATCGCTGTTTTGTTTTCTTCACGTTCACCAGTTTGTCGCCGATGTGGTCAACTCGGTTGTACGCATCGATCATGGTTTCCGCAATGATATTACCCGCTAGAACTTGGTAGAGAGTAGAGTTTACAGCTGCCTCCTTTAGGTCGCTGTTTTGTCCAATCTGTTCTAGATCGATAAAACCTTTTTGACTCTGTGCGTATCTCAAAGTTTCACCGACAGGGCCCACGATAACTTCCCAAAGTTCCTTGAGGGAGAAGTCATCTGGACGAGCTCTTCTTTTGTCGCCTTCTGGGAGATCTAACATTTCTATCAGAAGCTTAACGACCCGAGGCTTTCCGTGTGCCTCAATAAGATTTTTAAGGTCTTGACCTCGCATTTACCTTTAACTCCTAAAAAATTAAATTAAAAAACAAAAAGGGGGGAGGACACAAGCCCTCCCATGAAAACAGTCAAGCCCTTAGACTTTGGCTGAAATGTAAACTATGTCGCCTGCTACCAATGGAGTAGTAGTTCCAATAGTCATAGTGATGACCCCACCGGTTTGAGTTACAGCTGAGTCTGGATATTTTATAACGCTAGTGGTAACTGTGAGTACAGTGATTTGAATGTTGCTAGCATCTACACCCAAGTGAGTGTCGAAGGTGAAAGAGCCTGCGGTAACTTCCGCAGCTGTTACGGTGTGAGCGACTTTTGCTTCTCCACCTGAGACAGGGCTTAAGCTTTTTGGTGTGAAGATTTCAACGATAACTTCAGTCACAGCGGTTAGCTCTTGTTTAGAGACCTTACCGATTGCTAGAGAGCTATCAGTAACTTTCACAACCTTTTGATTTTCAAGGCCATCAGGGGTAGAGTTTTCGGCTACACCAATCAAATCGCCTAGCGCGAAAGTAGCAGAATCACAAGTGAATTTGAACCGACCATTGGTACTAACCTTGAGCGGGTCCAGATGTCTTGCGTCGTCGGCAGTATCGCCTACAGGGGAATGATAAGAGGAAACGCCTGCGAACTTAGCTGCGAATTCTCGCTGAGCCGAGGGGGTGTCTGTATAACTGAGAGCGCTAGCTTTTTTAACGGTCTTGGGAGAGGCAGTATCGTCTTTCCAGACAAGGTCTCCCATGTTCACCTCGAGATCGAAATTTAATGTCTCTTCTCGAGGCTTATCGAATTCGTTGATATGTCGAAATTCATTTGACATTTTTTATGGTCCTCCGATTTGAAGAAAAAAGAAAAAGAAGAGGAAATAAAGTAGAGTTATTTTAACGATTTGCTGATGGACTCCATTAACTCTTCATCGGAGACCTGGCCAGAGTTTCCAGTAAGGTCGATGTCGCCTTCTGGGATAGGGACTTGTTCTTTTGACTTAGGCTTTCCGCTTTCACGAAGAACCATGTTCTTTCGGTCAAGGACAAGTTGTTTCACTTCAAGGTCAGTCTTCGCTTCGCGGAGAGTTTTCTTGAATACCTCAGTCACATGCGCAGATCTCAAGCCTGCTTCTGCAATAGACTTCTCGATAAGTTCCTCGCGCTCTCGGACACTTTCCTTAAGCTTCAACTCGTCGATCTCTTTTTTGTATTGGTTATTCTCCTCGAGAATGTCGTGGCGCAATTCCTTTACAAGATTTGGGAAGTGCTTTTGAAGAAAAGCGCTGTCAATCTCTGAGAGCTTAACGGTTTCTTGGTTTTTATCCACTTGTGACTCCTTTGTCTGAGTGGGTTTGGGATCTTTCGGGGGCTCACCGCTTGAGCCTCCATCTTTTGCACTCTCAAAGAGTGAATTTGTAGTACCAGGAGTTGTGACTACGTCGACCGAATCTACTCGGCCAATTCGCACAACAGTTTTTTCTCCTTCAAGCATCTTTATAAAGCCTTGAGCAGAGTGACTTAAGCCAATTATCCCAGGAGCTTTCTTAGCGATCTCCATTAAGTGCTTACCATGTTTTCCTATGGTTTTGTAGTCGCCTCTGATGAGGAAGCCTCTGGAGTCTGTGCCTTCTCTCACGTTGATAAGCTGCCCACACAAGTCCTTTACTGAACGAGGTTGGGATTCGATACCCTTGGATTTAAGGAACTCGTGGTCTGCGTAACTTCTAGCACCTTCGTAGAAAGGAATAGCTTCTCTGAGACATTGCTCGGTGTACTTTCTTCCATTTTTACTCACGGGCCTGATAACACAAACACCTCTGATTATTCCGTTTGCTTCATCGATTTCCACACCTTCAGAGAGAGACTCTAGCTCACCAGAGATCTGAACCTCTTGTTCGGTTGTGTCTTCGTTTAGATTAGCAGGATTAGCTTGGGGCTCTGGGTCTTTCTTAGGCTCAGGGGGATTAGCTGGAGGAGGGGTATCTTTTTTAGGATCTTCTCCACCCTCGTCGATGGGTGTGCCATCCTTCTTAGGGTCAGATTTCTTCCCGTCCTTGCCCTCGAAGAAGTGCATGTTGTTATCATCCACCCATCGTTGAGCTTGTTTGAGTGTCCATATTTTTGGGTCGAAGGTTAGCGCGTATCTCTCGCTAACTTCTTTCGGGGCCTTGACTGGCTGGCCCACAATGAGCTTGATACCTTCGTCTTCCATATCCACGTCTTTAAATGTGGTGGGTATGAACTTGTCTTTTTCTTTTAGAAAGTACCAAATTTTTCCGTTTTTTACGTCCCACCCTAGTGGCATGGTATGACCTCCTTAAAAAAGTCTGTTCTACCATAGCTTACCAGGATCTAAAAAATTACTACGTAAAGACGTACCCGAAAGCCCCCAGATCGTCGAGGATAGTTTGTAGCTTTTCTGGAGTGGGGACCGCTGGAAAGGTAGCCTGAGTGAGCTCTCTTTGCTCCGTCTTATTCGCCTTAGACCTCAATGTCGTGTAAGGTGTGTAGAGCGAAGACAGCCTCAGCTTTAACTCATCGTCTTCGGTGTCTATTGTCCAGTCTTCTGTGTTGATTGTGAGAGGACCTAAGAGGTTCTCATTTCTGAAAGCTTGGAGTCTGAACGTCTTAGGCTCTGGAAGTATGGTCTCGACATCTGGTCTATCCTCACTGACTGAGAAGAAGTCTCCACCATCTATAGGGTCCATGTGTAGTCTTTCGCCGAAGCTTTCTCTTATTCTATCCGCCACTCCTAAGCCTCCTCGAGAGTTATGTCAATCTGTCTTTTGTCCGTATCCTGAACAACCTTTTTTATTTTGAAGTTGGTACCTGGTTTGAAGAGGACCTCCTCTTCGTTATCCAGTCTGGATATAGGATTGAGATACACGCCTGTCTTCGATTTTATCTGCATCTTCACACCCCATATCTCCTTAAATTCTCCACTAGTTTCTCCGAAGAAATCTGCTGTCCTCTTGCTCAATGTGGTGGAAGTAAAGGACTTCATTCTGACAAACTCGTTGCCTCTAAATTGAGATATAAAGTCCTCAATATTATCAGCGTGGATCCTCATCCCTCGCAGTACGTCCCCTCTAAACTTGGGGGCCTTGTCGAGGACCTTACTCAACTCTCTAATGTCCTTAGATAATTTGTCTCTAAGATCCCTTATCTTCTTGGGGTCGTCGTCGAAGACATTAAACCGGATGTAGCGTTCTGGATTTAAAAGAAACTCATTCATATCTCTGAAGCCAGAGAGATTCTTGTTCGTCTTGAAGTCTACGTAGGTTCTTATTCTATCAAGCTCTAACTCAGTGGCTTTCTTTTGAAACTCGGTCATGAGCTTAAGTGCTTCCTCCTTATTGGTGGCCACTGTCTTAGGAAGAGCTTTCTTGACTTGAGCTTGGAGCTCTTTCTTGAGTTTCTTTAGCTCTAAGGGCTCAGACTTTTGGTCAGCTATCAGAGGAATGTCGTCGACGAAAGCTACCAAACTCTCCAGAGACTCTAAGGACTTGGCGTCTGCTAGCTTCTTGGAAGCATCGATTATTTTCTTTTGTTGTTCTTCCTTCGCCCTCTGTTTCGCTGCTTTCTTTTCACGCTTCTCTCTTTCTCTAGCTGCCGCAGCTGCGTCTAGTCCTGCAGCGGGTAGGCCTACAACTCTTCTGGTGACATCTCTCTGGACGTCAGCTAGAGTGGAGAGGGATACCCTTTTCAGATTGGTGTTTGCGGTGCTGAGAATTCCCATCACGTTCTCGAAGTTTTTAAGTACATCAGCTGGATACCTCTTTAGAAGAGCTTGCCTGGGGAGCGTGTGAAATTGTTGATTGAGCTCTGAGAAGAAACCAAGAGGTGTCTTGTTTGAGAAACTTGTGTAGCCTGGTTGCTTGGCTAGAAATCTATTCTTAGACAAGGTCTCGAAATTGAAATCTTTTGGTAGCCGCCAGCCCGCGCTAGCGAATAGTTCCCTCACTTGTCCTTTTGCTTTTGGAGAAAGGAAAGCTTGCTTGCCTGTGGCAAGTTGCTTGTCACTGGTGAGAACCTCTAGCATTCTTCTGGACACTCCATCTCTCACAACTCTTCCCATTTCTTGGGGCTGGAAGTTTAGGGGAATCTTAAAGGTAGTTCCTGGGTTGCTAAGGTTTCCTAACTTGGAAAATGTGATTGACTTGGTCGTCAGTTTGAGTGCATTCCTCTCAGCTTTAGATAGAGAATTTAAGGAGGCTCCAGTCTCTACCATGTGGCCATGGTTCTTGAGTAGGGGGATCTGGGCTGCTTGCTTGAGCTGAGAAATGAATTCTCTTCTCTGCTTAAGTCTACCGACGTTCCAGTCAGCTATCTCTTCGTTGAGAAGCTTTACCTCGAGCGCCCATATACCACGGCGAGCAGTACCTTGAGGGGGTACATTCTTGAGAAGACTTTCCCTCTTCTTCAGCAAGTCTTTTGGAAGGCTAACCTTATTGACCTTATCCAGTTTCTTAAGTGTATTCCTGTAGCTCTGATCTTTTATGGGTTGGAAAGCGAGCCGCTCAATCTCGTCGCTGTTCTCCATCTTTAACCCGAGAGACTTCATAAAATTTCTAAAGCTGACCATCTGCTCCTTAGAGATAACGGGCGGTCTCTCCTTCGCGATCTTGGCTCTGTCTTCTGGCTTCGCTTTTAGAAGTTTAGCCTCAAACTTTTTAGCCTCTGAAGCTAGTTCCTTGTAGCTTTTAATTCGGTCTCCAGCGTTGGCGCTCAGCTTGTTCTTTTCAAGGTAGCCACTAAACGCAGCGACATCTCTGTCGTCAAAATCGATGGCTTCCAACTCGTCTCTGACGAGTCTTCTCTGTGTATCTGTGAGCACGCTTGGTGCAACAATAAGGCGAGGTATCTCCTTCGGCTTCGCGTCAGACACAGCCTTAGCCGTTGCTCCAGTGATGAAGCCTTCCTTCTCAAGCTCTTTAGTGAGCTGGTCGACAGGCTTGACCTCTAACTTTCTGGAGACAAACTTTTCTGGAGGTACTCCCTCAGACCACAGAGCATATCGCTTTAAGCCGAGGATGTTCTTTACAATTTGGGGGTCGGTTTTGTTCTTCGCTGTGAGCCAGTCGTCCCAGTTGACTACAGGTCTTGGGGTGATAGCAGCTCGAACACCAGAGGGCGCGATGTCGATTCCTAATATCTCACTTGCTCTATTCCAGAATTGAGATATAGGAATGTAGATACACCTGCAAGAGGCATGGACTGGAAGGGCTGGCCTATCGTGAAAGTCTAGTTCTCCTGTGTCTGCAACCTGTCCTTTCTCAGAGGTCTTTTTGTAGTAGACATTTCCATCGAGAGAGCCACATATGACACAGGTTCTGGAGTCTAAAACTGACACGTGCTTAACGCCCGCCACCACGTCTGAATTGTCCTTGTAAACTTGATCAAGACCTGCGTTCATCATAGACATTGTCGAGGTCCTAGCGAATCTTGCAGCCTGTCCTTCGGTTGATCCAGTCGCCCTTCTAATTCTGTTTTGAATCGTCTTCGAGTTAGTGCCTTGTTCAATTCCTCTCTTGAGGATGTCGTTAGCTCTCTTTGTCTGTCCATCCATCTGAGTCTTTAGGAGGTTCGCTGACCTGGTCGCTCCTAGCTCAGCAAGCTTTTCCACTTCGGACTTGCTGAGCTTTTTGAATATTTCTTTTTCATCTTGCTCGAGGAGATTATTCTTAGGTACAATCTGTGGAAGGAGTTGAGGAACTGTGTCATTCACTGCGTTTAACACGAGCCTATTCCACTTGAGAAAGCTCTTCCCCATTGTACGCACAGAAGCCCTAGGAATAGAGCCTGGTACGGTCTTCACCTCCCCAGGCTCTTTCTTGTCGAGGTCTTTTATGATGAGTGTTGAAGGGGCTTCTAAGTGCGCTTGCGTATCCGCAAGAATAGAGTCACTCCCCAGAACCAGCTTGATCGTCAGGGTCAGGATCTGGTCCTCCAGATCCTCCTCCGCCTTCATCACCTGTTGGAGGATGCCCGTCAAGTCCTGCTCCAAAAGTTTCATCGTGTAGTCTCCATTCGTCCATCATTTGTTCATAGGAAACACCTTCGCGAGCCGCCCAGTTTTGAGGGCTGATAACTCTGTTGAGAAGAAGCATCTCATTCGATTGAGTGTCTTTCAGTCTATCGCGGGCAATCATCTTGGAAGGTTGAACGGTACAGCCCACAGTTTTGGCTTCGTCTGGGAGTAGGTCAATTGAGATAAGGTAGTCCCTAAGTCGAAACCAGATAGCTTCTAGCTCTTCTACAAAGACGTCTTGCCAGTCCTCGAACTCTCTTACTGCGGGACTCTCAGCTATCATTGTTGAAGAGTAGTTCGCGTTCGAGGCGTCGGAAGTTACCATATACTCAGGCTGTCCGACGCCTGCTGCGATAGACAACATCAAGTTTCTTCCATCGTCCTTCACGTCGGGGGCGTTTATATTTGGGCTAAGAAACTTATACTCAGTTCCCTTAGGCGCGTCTATTGTACTTCCAGGGTGTACTCTTTTTCTATCTACGTCCTCGATCTCTCCATACCGTCCTCGATACTGATCCGTTCTAGTCTTCTGAGCTTGGACAAAAGAGCCCACAGCTGTAGCGCCTGCGTTGTGTTGTCTTAGGAGTGCGATGGAAGCTCGAACTTTATTGAGAGCCATGCGATCCTGGATCCAGGTGTCGTACTGTCTGAGCCGTCGCTGGTTTACAACGAGGATAGGTTCACCTCTCTTCACGTCAGAATCTGAGTTCTTGATGTGCTGGACTTCTTCAGCTGGTACCCTTTCCGATTCAGGAGTACCGTTGTCTACCCAGTACGCCTTCACATCTTCCACGTCATCCTCGTCTGTTTCAATTCCGAAGGAGAATTTATTTCTGTTTGTATGACCCTTATCCACCACGTCATTTGGGTCAATGAATCTGATTATCAGTGTCCCCAAGTCAGGTTCCTCAAAGAACCTGATAAAGGTCTCTCCATCCCTAAAGAATCTCTTCACCACCTCTTTCCATTTCCTATGGAATTTGTTTATCTTGACGAAGACACCCCAGTAGAAATTGCACTGGTCTATCAAGAGCTTTTCCTCGGGGGTTGCCCCTGTATCTGGAGCTGAGGTCTGATGTCTTGTTCTTCCCACAGTTCTTCTATTCTCTGGAACTCCTGGAGGTGCTTGCTCGTTTATCTGAACACCCTCTGGAATCCTTATGATAGTTGCTTGAACAGACATATTTCGCCCGTTGATAAACTTCACGAAGTTGCGAATGATATTTTTTGCATGGGGGTTGAATCGGAATAGATCCCGAGAAATATTTCTGTAGAGTCTAAGAGTCTCTTCAGTGGGCATCCTATCGAAGCTATCTGCGTCGATAGGTATCCAGTCCTCTTCGTCTCTATCCCTAAGGTGGAAAGCGTTAGCGTGTGGGTGGAAGAAGTCTTCCTCCATTTGTTCCACACGTTGGCGTTTCTGCATCTGCTCGAACTGTGCAGCAGCAAAGTCTAGTTGCTTCTCTTCCAGTCTTGCTGCTGCTCTATCCTGCTTTGAGGAGAAAACGGCAGACCATACGTCTCTTAAATTCATCATAGCTCAGCCTCTCGGATATTGGGGTTTTGATAGATCCAGGATCTTCGATCGGTAGTTGAATCATCCCAGTGTAGTAGCGTACCACAAAGCTTAACTTTATCCTTTTTTTCTACGACTATCTGATGTCCCCTCGAGGAAAAAAGAAAGCATTTGTCATGGTCTATTTCGTCCTGAGAAATGAGGGATAGATTATACTGGAAGCCTGCAAGTCCTCCCTCGATAATTCGGACTCTCACAGAAAAGTCCTTGTCGATATTACTATTCTCCTTGATCTCTGTAATTTTGTTCGCTGCCTCTTCAGACAGCTCTATCGCTTGAAAACTTATAGGTTCGTCCATGCTTACCTCTAAACTTGAAATAATGGTCCTGGATTATTAACGGCACCCTCAGGAGGGTTGTTAATCGTGGGCGTCCATAGTGGTGTTGGTGCCATAGCTAGAGCTATCTCGCAGTACATTGAAGAGTGAGCGAAATGGTCTGGGCCTGTGTTCACATACCGAGCGACAGGAAGGCCCCACCTATCTGGCTTGTAGGTTTTCACAATGTTGCTGCAGTGCTTAGCATACTCCTCAAGCTTTGGGAAGAGAGGCAGGGAAAGAGCTCCTGTTCTAATCCTTGTATGCAGCATGTCGGCAACTTCTGATCTGTCTATCAGGACAGTTTGTTTCGCCTCATTCGCAACGTAGAGATCCTTTAATCCCTCAGGGTAGAAGGCTACATAGACGCGGCCGGGAAACATCCTGGCCAACGACCTCGCGTTTGTCCTTTCTGGCTGAGCATCGATAACACAGCATCTCACTCTATATTTTTCGATTATTTTTGGGATGTCTTCCCAAGGAGCTTGGAAAATATTGAGAGCAACCTTAACGCCGTCAGCAGTTACTTCGGAGATGTCTATGTAGTGCATCCCTCCAGCGACTGCAACGTCTATACCCATGCAAGCCCCCTGAGCTGCTTGGAATACAGGCCGAGTAGTTGTTAAAGCTTTCACCATGTCGGGTGTAATCTTGGCGCCTTCTGGGATGTAGGGTTTTCCTAGCTTGGAGTTCTGGAAAATGATCTTGAACTCTTCTCTCTCATCAAGATAGACACGGACGATTTCTCGAGGGTGAGATCCTTTCGTACACGAGTAGAGCTGAGACACATGGAATCCATAGTGGTCAGCGTGCTCGTTTGCGGTACACCTCCATCTCCCTGCGTCAATCAGCTTGTGCTTATCCTCGTGTTCTATCTTGAACTTGCAGGAAGAGCAACATATCCAGGCGTTGAGAGTTGTCTTGTCTCCTTCCCAGACGATGTTGTCAGGCCACTCTAGGGTCTGTTCCTTGCTGCAGTTGGGACAGGTGATAAAGTAGTGATGTTGTCTTGACGTGGTCCACTCTGTCCACACACCAGCATCTGGAACGGAGGGCGTCGAAGCAATTATTTCGGTGGGCTCGTCGTCGGATCCTGTAAGCCTTTCCTCCGCAAGCTTCACCATGATAGGACTAATTTCGTCGTACTCATCCAGGTACAAGTCTTGAACTGGTACCGATTTTAATTGTGACTTTCCTCGAGCTCCCCGACAATAGAAGTTTACGTGACCAGCTTTCTTGTGCTTCACGTTGTTTACATCGGTGAATATCTCTCGAAGCCTGGAGGATAATTCTATCGCAGCGTTTAGCCTACCGTTAGAGAAATCGTAGGCGTCCTCTGCTGTAGGGAGAACGTAGAGGACATCTCTTTTCTTGATGTCGACCGAAAAGAATAATCGATTGATCATCGACTCGGTGTCCCCAATCTGAGCACCCTTGGGAAGGATTATCTTGTTTGCCTTACAGTCGTGGATCTCTCTGAGATATTCTCTTCCTTTAAACGACCAGTTTCTAGTAGGGCCGTAGACTTCCCTGTCCTCCTCCTTCGTGGTCATTACTCGGTAGTTTTCAGCCCACCGACTGGGAGAGGTTGCGGCAAGGTGTGCGGATAGTTGAGAGCTGATACCCTCAAGAAGAGTAGTGCTTAGATCCTCGTTGTAACTCAAGGGCTCGGACCTCCTCTTTTTGTTGTATCTCTGCGAGTTCTGTGTCTAGTCTGATGACTACATTCTCGAGAACATTGGGGTCGACTTCTTCTGCGATGAGAACATTCACAAACTTTTGTACGGTGAGGGTTAGGCTCTGCTCATCGACAGGTCTTTTGTTGGGAAGAAATCGAGACTGGAGGTCGATAGTTTTTCTAAGAAGGTCTATGATCCTGAGTACATCGTCTAGTACGTCTGCACCCTCCTCGAATCTTACCAAGGCAGTTGCAAGGATAGCCCTGAGAAGAGTGATCTCACTCCACATATTTTCGTGGATTTTAGAGAGGTCCTCCATTGTCTCCTTCATGGAAGGAATGTATTGAGCGTAGACCATGGAGTCTGCGCGCTCTACCTTAGCGCCACTACCTCGTGTATGAAAGGTGCAATACTTCCCATTCTTAGCAGCCATCTTGCAGGGCTTTCCTAGATTGGTTAGGGCTGCGCATTTCTTGGGAATACCGGGCCGTGTAGTAAGGTTATGGATGTTGGGTATCTCGACTCTCTCATTCCTGTTCCTATCTTGAGGAGCCAGCAGGTTCTTCGAGTCGATAACCTTTTCTCGCGGCAGTCTCTTCGCGTCAAGGGGGTCGCCCCCCTCTTGCTTGAGCTTATCGATCTTCTCTTTCAGATCAGATTTTCTACGCTTGTCCTGTCTTGCCAGGAGTTCCCTGATCTTCCTTTTTCGTTCGGATTCCTGGCTCACGACTAGCCTCTTTTCTTCGTCTTCTTCTTTTTCTTTTTGTTCGTTCTACTCTGTTTCTTTTTCTTTTGGGGTACGTTAGTTTTCTTCTTACTTCCCCAGTGCTTGCTCTTCTCAGTCTTCTCGATACCCTTACTCTCAGGGAGGGAGGTTTGCTTCATTCCCAGAAGAAAAGGTATCTTGTTTATTCCTTGCATGGTACCCATAAAAATCTCCTAAAATTTCACAGTCATTCCCTTCAGAATCTGGGCGATGTCCCAGGCTAAGCTATCGCCGTATCTTATTTCGAGAACAACTAGGTAGGGGTTCTGGTAGCCTGGGAGGATCTCCCTGTCGAGATGAGGTTCTGCGAACTCCAGACAAGCAGCTCGAGCTAGCATGATAGTTAGGTCTATGGTAGCTCTGGCTACCTGCTTCTCTACAGAAAACTCCTCAATAATTTTGTTCGCTTTAGCCATTTTTGACACGGCGAGTTCCTCCAAGTCGTCAATGATAAACTCCACCATTTCCGCGTACTCTCTAGGAGATCTATGCAACACAAATGTTTTTATGTGTTCCTTAACCTCCTTCGACCTATCGTCTTGAGAAGGGCTTAGAGGGGGAAGTTCGTCTGAGGGAACGTGAGGTCTTCTGCTAACTCTCTCCAATGCAGAGATAGACATGTTCTTCACCACTGTGTATATGTAGGACTTGACGGGACCATCCTTGTCGATGTTTGGAAGAATCTTTTTTCTCAACACACAGTAGGCATCCTGGACGAAGTCTTCGAGCTTGTCCAACTCATTCATTTCGTCCAGGATGTCGATAAGAAAAGGTTTTATCACCTCGTCCATAAGGCTGACTATGTTATCTTCGGTGGGGTCTTTTAGCAACGTCCTAACCCACTCATCGCTCTTAACTGTGTGCTTGCTAGTCAATGCTTTCGTTCGTCCTTTTCAATTGACCCTCGAATACTTTTTGATAAAGCTGGTAGGGAGTGAGGGTGATGCTATGACAGAACTCTGCAAACTTGTCATAGTCTGGAATAGCAGGCTCGAAGGTGTGGTTGATTATAAGGTCTGCTACATAGTCCTCGATCCAGGTGTAGGGGTCGAAGAACATCCAGTTGAAAGCTAACAGAGAGGAGTTCTCTCCTAGTTCCCTAATTTTATTTTTGATCGAGGAATTCACTTTGTCAAGAGGCATTTTTAACAAGGCCCCTCGAACTTCATCGAAATCTCTTAACCTCTCCGGTCCTATATTCATCCAGACATCGTGAACAATTCTAGCAGCCTTCACAGGACCTATACCTTTGAGAGCTCCAGCAACGTCGTCACTCTTGTCGCCTACGATAGATTGATAGAACAAGTGTCCTTCCCAAGGAAACAGAGCCTCGTCAGGAATCTTGTAGATCTCTTTTGCCATGGTACCATAATTGTCCTTGTTGACGAGGAGCTCATATTTTCTCTGAAGGCAGAGACAAGACTCATCAACCAGGTGAAGGAAATCTCTATCTGTGCTGATGATAATTCTTCTAAACTCTGGGAGAAACTCCTTGTCGTAGATCAGGCCAGCTATAATATCGTCAGCTTCGCAGTCTGGAAAATCCACGTTTATTACACCACAGTATTCACAAAGCTCTTTAAACATTGGGATAGAAGCTTGTACTCTCGCATTAAATTGTTGCATGTATTCATCACGAGCTCTCTGTATGTGTCTAAAGGTTTTATACTCTGGAAGGATCTGTCTCTTAGAACTTGGGACGTCTCCCTCCCAGATGATAAACATTGCGTCAGGTTCCCAACAGTCGATAAGATTCTTAATCATCCTCGCCCCGTTGTAGATAGCTGTGACGTCTTTCGCATTGTCTGGGTTTACTACAGGGATGTGTTTCTGAACAGCGCAGGCTCTCCACACGAAGTTCTTACCGTCAATTAGAAGGACATAGTTTTGTCGGAGGGCTTTTTTATATCTGGCCATCTTCCTCCTGCCTTCCTAGCCTTGCATGACATCCTCGAAGGAACCAGGCAATATTGTTGTAAACTGCAGACTCCAGCCTCCAGAGTTCGAACTCGTCGTCTTCACAATCCCCGAAGATAATATTGCCCTCTTCTGTCTTAGAAAAATTGTTACTAAAATTGAAGGAGGGTAGTAGGTGTGGGAACTTACCAGACCAAGCTCTCTCGCTGTATAGACCAGCCATCACTGGAGCATCTGAGTCAATGCTATCAACATCTCGATAGGCTGGATCATTGTACTCAGCAAGATTGGTAAAGGTTCCAAGGAGGTGGATATAGAATTCCTTGGTTTTATGGGCGGGGGCGGATAGAGACTGGATAATCTTTCTTCTTACAAGGTCTGGGTCCTCCCCTGGTTTTGTAGCGTCTGAGCCATCGATTGCAATGCCGTGGATGACTGTGTCCTCCATCTCCTTAAACTGCTTTCTCCACTTCCCAATAGAGACACCACGAGGACAACAGAGAATCTTCAGACTTCTATTTCTATCTCTGTTCCTGTTCCAGAACTCCATGAACTCGAAGTGGAGTTCCAAGCTCCTATCTGGATCGTCTTCTGCAATAGGGGGGACAATCATATTCGCACCAATCGTATGTCCTAGCTCGATAAAGACGTCGTGCTTCATGAGCTTGTGTTTCGGGTGCTGTCTAAGAATGACTTCGTGGTCAGTCTTCTTCGCCTTGTCCAGAAAATAGTCGAAATAATTTTTGTCTCTTAAGGCTGTCTGGGCGTAGCAAACGTAGCAGCCAGTGGAGAAGTCTGAGAATTCTAAGAGTGCGCTTGGAGCGTTTACACTCACCTTGATGTAGCCGTTTTTAATCATTCTTCACCTCTAAAGAAAGCCCACTTCGTGGGGTGTGCTTCGCACACTAGTTTTGTTTTTCCTGAGTCTCCTCCCCTTCTGATTGGTCCTCAAGTTCTTGAAGTCTTTTCAGGGCATCGTCAGCAGACTCAGTCTCTCTAGTGGTACCAGCCATCCCCTTGTCTTGAGGTACTGGTTGGTTAAACTTACCAGGAGCTTGTGGAACCTGTGGGGATTGGGGTTGATTTCCATACTGGTTCGGGGCAACAATGGGCATCTGTCCTGTGTTGACCCAAGCTTGTAGCCGGTTTAGATGGCCTTGGAGTTCACCCATTTGTCGGTAGATAATCACGAGTTGTCCGTTGTTATTTCCGACGGCTGCTTGTAGGTCAGCGAGCTGAGTGTAGATGCTAGCCATGTGAGAATTGGTACAGGTTAATTCCTGCCTGAGAATCTGTTCTGTGTTTTGGTCGACTTGCATGCGATCGTGACTGGGAAAC